CCGTATCGCTCAATGTCAGTGCCACTTGCTTCTGGAGAATTCCACGTCAGATAAACATTCCCATCGGTGTAGACGGTCACCATAAGGCCGGTCGGCGCGTTCAAATACGGGTCAGGTACCGGGGTAGGGGTTGGCTCCGGAGTCGGGGTTGGCGTCGGCTCCGGAGTTGGCGTTGGTGTGGGGGTGGGGGTGGGGGTGGGGGTTGGCTGCGGGGTTGGCGTCCATGTTGCGGATGGAGTGCCTGGCGCAAGTTCCGCATCAAAGTTGCTGATCATGTAGTAGTGGTTTCCGCCAAACCGGTCTGCCGTTGGGTCTCCGCAGCACACGCCCGCGCGCACTCGGTATTCGCCCGCAGGCACAGAAACACGGATTGTTGAGGCAAGGGAGTATCCGCCGGTGTGGTCGGTAAATGAATCGTCGTTGGCTGCAATCAACGTGCCGGCGCTGTCGTACAGCCACAGCATAGAATCTACAGTGCCGGGGCACCAGGGTGCAGTGGTGTCGTCGCACAAGTCGGTCCACAGGTGAAGTTCGCCCTGCTCAGGAACGGTAATCCAGAAATCCTGGGTGCGGTCAACGTAGTTGTTTTGTGCGCCAAACGCAGGGGACGTCACAAGTCCAAATACAAGCGTAGACAGTATTAGCCAGATAGTTGCCAGTGCTACAATGATTTTAGTGCTCATGGGTCTCCTTCCCATAAGCATTAAACAATACGGAGATTACTTACTCAATGAGTAGGTAATCTCCGTGTTTTACGCAGGAAATCTACTAAATTTTAGGTAGATGCTTTCGGTGAAATTCCACCCACGTGCTGGAACGCTTTGCGCCAACATAGGAAATGCTCCTTATAAGAGCAACCTCATTGGACATGACGGGCTCTTTGCACTGGTGGCAGACCCGCGCAGTCAGGACCGGCTTTGCTGCTTCGCGCTTAGACTTGTTGTTCTTCACTCCAGCCATTTTCTATCCTTCCAATCAGATGATTTGATCTGCGCACGCCGCGCAGTTGTGGAGCGGCGGGCAAACCCCGGGCTCAAATCCAACAACTCCAGCAGGGGCAACTGCAATCTGATGGCAGCACTGGCAGACGTGGTTATCAATCTGCTGGTACAGGCTAGAGATGGTTTCGTTCTGGGTAACCCAGTTGTCAGTCTTTGGGCTTGACCAATGCGGCACATGCGCGCCGGGAATTGCCTCTAGGGCTGCGGCAATAGAGTCAACAGCATCTTTAATGGTTTCAGCAGAGCCCCCGTGGATCGCGGCGATAGCATCGGCAACAGCCGACTCATCTTCGGGCTCATAGTTGATGGCGATAGTAATAAGCGTCTGTTCCATAAAGTCTCCTTATGTCTTGATAATATAATACAACAATTGCTGCTTGGGATCATGTGTTACGTGAGCATGCCCGCCGGCGCTTGCGAGGGCGCTCATTGTATGGCTGTGGGCGGCATTAATGCCCATAGAGGTGGCGTCATCTGAGGTTCCCGTACCACTGGCGTGCGTGTGCGCAGCGTGAGAAACCGTCCCCTCGTATGAGGTGGTGGTGGCTACGTGGTTGCTGCTCCCGCTGGCGGAGGCAAGGGAAATAACGTGCGTGTGCCCATCGCCAGAAACAGATGAGCCGGTGAGTTTAACCGCCGCCAAAGCAGAGTTAGCCCCGCTTGTGATGGAATGCGTATGCGCCGCACCGGCAAATGAAAATACACCACTGACGGCGTGCGTTCCCTCCGTGGCAGATCCAGACGCCGCAGCCGTTACGACGTGCGTGTGGTTTGCAGCATGATTGTGTTCGCCCGCAGGGGTCATGCTTGTTGCGTGAGATGAGTGGGCGCCGTTAGTGGAGTGGCTAAATGAATCGTAGAACTGAACCCCAGAAGCAACTCTCCAACTCCCAGGGAGCCCGTTGTGGTCTGGTGCGGTTGAAAGAGAAGACGGAGCGCCAATGAGCCAATAGTCATCGTAGTAGGGAAGGTTGAACGTTGTTGTCCCGTTGCCAACACCATAATTTGTTCCAATAACCGCAAACAAATCCGCATACGTTGTCCGTGAAACCGCGTCGCCGTTGCAAAGAATCCAACCAGATGGAACATTGCTGTGAGACCCAGCCCACGATGTAACCATCCCAGGCTTTCCAGAGGAACCGGATGCCGAGCCGCCAATTTCTGCCCAGCCCGTGCTTTTGTACACCTTAACTTTCTTAGTAGTTGAGTTGAAATAAATTTGCGCAAGGCTTGGTGCCGACTGGTCATCATCCGCGACTGGGAGCCCAAGTGGCGAAACAAACTTTACAGACATCTTATGCCGCCTTAATAATATAGTGAACCTGATAGGTTTCGTAAGAGTGGCTAGTGTGCGTGTGCGATCCGTTGCTTGATGGTGTTGCTGTGTGATTGTGGTTTACTATGGATGATGAGGTTGTGTTTCCAGAACTCGCAAGGCTGAAAACTGGGCTATGACGATGGGATGAGTGCGCCGACCAAGATGAAGTTGTAACGGAGTGGCTGTGCGTGTTTGTTGATACCGTTGGAGCAGTATGCGTATGCGCCGTTGATGCCCTTGTCGATCCGGTAATAACGGCGCCAAATCCAGCACCAGACGCAACAGACGAGGTGTGGGTGTGGCTCTGCCCGGCATTTGACGTGTCTGAATATGTATGGCCAGTAAAAGTAATTGCCCCATCAGATGCAGTTGCTGAGTGAGTGTGCGTGTAGTCATGCTCTAGTTCGGTAAATTCTGTGTATGTCAGTGCATGCGAGTGTGTTGCCGCATCTCCAACGTGCGCAGCGATCTCAGTGGCATCTATGGTGCCCTGGCGAAATGTTGCCGTGTTGTCAATGTTTCCCAGTAGGTCAAGTCCCGCCGCCCCAACAACCTGATACCCCTGAAGGTCCGGGACATTAAACGTTGTTGATCCATTACCCGTCCCAAACCTTGTAGAAACTATTGAGAAAAGACCAGAGTAAGTTGACCTTGAAACCGCCTGACCTGCGCACACAAGCCAGCCAGACGGGGTTGAGGCGCCAAGCCATGGCTGAATAGAGCCAATGGGCATATCAATTGACGAAGAGCCACCCAGAGATGACCAAGATGTTCCGTCGTGGACTCGAATAACAGCATTCACGCTGTCGTAATAAATTAACCCAGCGCCAGAATATGTAGACTCAACATTTGCTTGCGTGGCAACCGGCAACTTAATGCTGGAAAGAATCTTTGTCATGTTTTCACCAAATACCAAACTCTTGCCCTATTGGCAGAGTGATTGTCGTGAGTGTGTGCTGCGGTTGCGTCTGCGGCCATTGAGCCGCCGTGCGTGTGCCCACTCACCGCTCCGGATGTGTTGGTGTACGAAGGCACTGTTCCGGTATAGGTGTGGCTATGGCCGCCGCTAGTGCCTACGGACTCTGTGACCGTATGCGAGTGAGCATTGCCTCCAGAGATGTCCCCCACCGTGTGCGTGTGGCCTGTCGCAGCGGCCGATTCGTTGGTTAGGGATGTAGACATAGAAATGGTTCCGACAGAGGCCGCAAGATTACCAACCGAGTGGGAATGTCCATCCGAAGATGTGGCGCCAACATACGTATGGGTGTGCCCGCTCGCAGCAGTCTGGCTTGAATACGTGGCTGTTGTTGTGTGGTTTGTTGCGTGAGTATGCCCGCCCTGCGAGTCGTCAGTAAACGTGTGCGTATGCGCTGCGTTGTCGGACGAGTGCGTAAGCGCAGTAAAGGGATCAGCAGACCCGTATGTCCAGACTTTTCCGCCAGAAGTGTTGCCAACCGCAACTCCAAGATTTGCGGATACCGCCCCAACAAGGCTGAGCCCCCTGAAATTGGGAACGTTAAACGTTGTGGTTCCGTCGCCAATGCCAAAGTACGTCCCAATTACTGCAAAAAGATCAGCGTACGTTGTTCTGGACACGGCGCCCCCACTGCAATTGAGCCAACCGGCTGGCCTAGACGCTGGCGATCCAGTCCAGGCAATAACGGAGCCCGTTGGCATTTCTGTGGTTGTTACCCCGCCTAGGGCGCTCCACGTAGAGGCGCCCTTGACCTTTAACTCGTCAGTAAAACTGTTGTAATAAAGGGTACCCTCGTCCGCTGTGGGGTCCGAGGTAAATTCGGCGCTCTTAAGGGTGTTGACGAATTTAGGCATATAAAGATTATACCCCCCTCAGCGCTTAAATCAAGCGCCTTGGGGGGTATGCTCTTTATTGATTATCCGTTTACAACGACTCGGTAAGTTCCTGCGACGCTGATGGTGACCGTCAACGTGTCGGTTGTTGTGGTAGCAACATCAGCAAACACCTGAGCGTCCGAGGAGTCATACAGGGAAACCTGTACGGCCTTGGTGCCGAGGCTGTGGGTGATAGTCTTGGCTTCGCCTGTGGTCCAGGTTGCGCTCGTGTTGTAGCGAAGCGCCCCACCGTAGGTTGCGCTGATCGCCGTGCCGTTCCATGTACCGGCAGAGATCGTGCCAACGGTCGTGATGCTGTCATCGCCGCTGTATGTTCCGCCAGCCACTGCGGCGAGGGTTGCGTGGTACGCCTGAACGTCCGTGCCAATCGCAAGGCCAAGCGCCGTGCGGGCATCGCCGGCGCTGGTCGAACCAGTACCGCCGTTTGCAATGGCGATTGCGGTGCCGTTCCACGTACCAGCAGAGATCGTACCAACGGTCGTGATGCTGTCATCTCCGGAGTACGTTCCGCCAGCGACTGCGGCCAAGGTCGAGTTGTAGGCCTGAACGTTTGTGCCAATTGCAAGGCCGAGCGCCGTGCGCGCTGCGCCCGCGTCTGTAGCGCCGGTACCGCCGTTTGCAATGGCGATCGCCGTGCCGTTCCACACACCGGTGGCGATGGTGCCAACCGAGGTGAGGCTTGAACCGGTGACGCCTGATCCAAGCGTGGTGCCGCTGAGGACTTCTGTGCCTGCAATGTAGAACTTCTTACCAGTAAGAAGATTCAAATGCTCAGACGAGGTCCATGCGTCGGTCGCGTCGACCCAGTTAAGAGTCTTATCGGTTGTGCCCTTGAGCGTAATACCGCCGCCATCGGCGCCGGCATCGCTTGGAGTTCCAGTTGATCCAAGTTCAATGTTCTTGTCGTCAACCGTCAGGGTCGTCGAGTTAATTGTTGTGGTGGTTCCGTTGACCGTCAGGTCGCCGGAAAGGGTCAGGCTTGTACCAGTTGCTGCGCCAATGTTTGGCGTAACAAGGGTAGGCGTATTGGCAAAGACGAGTGCGCCAGTGCCAGTCTCATCAGAAATAACACCAGCAAGTTCGGCGGAGGTCGTTGCGGCGAAGTCGCCTAGTTTGTTGGAAGTGCTTGCCTTACCGTTGGCAAGGTCGTACGCAGCCTTGACTGCAGCGGGCGTTGCGGCCTTGCTGGTCGAGGTGCTGGAATACGAATCCTCTAGTTGAACGGCACCCTTCTGTGAGGTTGTGCCATCTTGAATGCTGATTGTCGGGGTGTTTCCGCCAGTCGAAGCCAGCGGGCTAGAAGCAGAGACGCTGCTAACCGTGCCGCTGCCGGTGCCGATAACCTGCCATGCTGCTCCGTCGTAGTACTTGATAACGTCGCTGGCGGTGTTGTAGTAAATCTGCCCCTGAACTGGTGATGCTGGGTCGCTCGCCAAGTTCTGAATAGTTGCGTTAAGCAACTCATTCTTGTTAAGGTCTATACTTCCACGAACATCTAGATTAGCAAGGAATTTTACTGCCATGGTGGTCTCCTAATTCAAATATGCTTGGCCGCTAAACCCAGCAGAAAACTGGATTGTTAGGGCATTATCGCTTGTATATGTCACTTCGCCAATAACAACTGTACCTGCAGAGTCAACGACCGTAACGCTTGGTCGGCGACCGAGGTTATGCGTGATATTCCATGTTGCCGATGGGCTGCTCTGAGTAAATAAGTAGTTTTGGAATGATGTTCCAACGTTAACAACTGTCGCCGCTGGCGCGGTGGCGGTGTTAAATGGTCGTACTTGTGCGGTATTGGTTGAGCGAACAATAGAAATCGTGCCGCCTTCATCAACAATCGAGAGTGGGCTCATCGCGTTACCTCCGCTGAGAGGGTGAAATCTCCACCCATGACCTTGTCCACATAGGCACCGTTCACAACTTCGAGGTCGTACACGTAATTTCCGGCAGGAATTGCTGACGTAACCGAGCCGTCAACCAGGATGGTGATGGTTCCGGTCGTCCCACCAAGCGTTAGCCCGCCGGATGGGCTGGTCAACGTGAGGTAGGCATATCCAGACGACGCACGGGGGCGAACCTGCATTCGGGCCGTGTAGCCCGTGAGGTTTATAGGGCTGCTATTCGCATCGCTATAGGTCACGACGCGAGAAAGACTGCTGCCCTGCTCGGTGGAGATGTCGTACTCAATAATTGCCATGTATGGCATTTTACACATAAAAAAAGATCACACAACATCGAGCGTGACTGCGTGATGTATAATAACCCCACGACAACGTCATTTAGGAGAACTCATGGGACGACCCGGCAGACTTCCGCAAGGACAGGTACAGGCAGTCAGAGACAGAATCCGCTCTCTCCTGCTTGCTGGCTTGCACCCCAGCGCCATTGCCAAGCAGGTGGAACTGGCTGAGGACACCGTCCGCAGGCACCTGACCGTCATCCGGCAAGAGTGGAAAGACCAAGGCGTTGATGTCAGCGGCACCCGTTTGGAGTTGATTGCCAAGGCAAACTCCATCTCCCAGCAGGCGGCTATTGAGGCGGCGAAGGCTCGCGGCACCAGCGCAGCAGTCGCGGCGCTTAAACTGCAACTAGAAGTTGTTGACCGTATTGCCAAGTTGACGGGCGCGTACGCCCCCGAGAAGGCGGAGATTAGCGGCCCGGGCGGCGGTGCCATCCAAGTTGTGCAGACTGAGCACGAAATTGATCACCTTCCACCAGCGCAAGTAGCCGCACGGCTCCGGGCGTGGGCGGAAGACATTGAGTCCCAGAAGACTGGAGAGGAGGTGTCGGATGAACAACCAGGAGTACCGCGAGTGGTTGAGGCGGAAAGCGCAGACGTCTGACGCAGCGTTTGCCGAGTACATCGGCAACCTTATCTTCCCCAAGCACCTTCGTGAAATGGAGCAGTTCCTCAACGATAACCCTCGCGCGCTTGTGCTCATGCCACGAGGCCATGCTAAGACAACGCAACTTTTACACCGCGCCGCTCGGCTTATTGGTGTCCACAAGGGGCAGATCCGTGTAGGCATCTTAACCGCCGTGCTTTCCGACGCACTCGCGCGATCTAGGGCGGTCAGGACGCTGGTGGAGCATCCAAAGTTTGCCGAGATCTTTGAGTGGGCACGGGACGGAGTCATTGGCACGAAGTGGACGGACGAAGTGTGGACCATTAAGGGTACCAACCTCGGTAAAGACGCAACCTGCTTTGCAGACGGTGTGGGCTCGATTAAGCCCGGTGCCCGTCTTGACGTCCTGCTCGCAGACGACATGGTCGGCATCAAGGAAAACGCCACGCCGCTGCAGCGTCAGAAGTCCAGCGAAACCTATTGGCAGGTGGTTGACCCGATGCTTGTCCCTGGCTCCAAGCGCTGGTACATCGGCACACGCTGGCACGAAGATGACTTCTACGCAGAACTCACAAGAAAGGGCGTCCCCACCTACCAGCGCCGATCCCTGGAAGATGCCGGCCCACTTTGGCCGGAGATGTACACCGAAGAGGCGCTGCTTCAAAAGAAGGAAGAACTGGGCGGACCGATCTTCTCGCTCCAGTACCAGAACGACGTGACCCAGATGGGTGGAAACATTTTCCGGCACGACTTCCTTCAGTATGTGGACCGCGTGCCCGCCGGTGCCCGCCGCATTGGGGTAGACCTTGCCTCTTCGTCGAGTGAGCGCTCCGACTACACGTCAGCCGTAGAAGTGGTTGAGGATGCAGACAAGAACCTGTACGTGGTCGGTGCATATCGTGAGCGCCTTGTGCAGGGGCATCAGCAATGGCTTACGGGGCTAGATAAGACTGGCTCAATCGTGGACGGTTCTAATGGGCCACGCATGCTTTGGCCAGCACGGTACGTGGGGCTTCGCGGGCAGCAAGATGTAGACATGGATAGCCCGCGCAACTTTGAGGCGGTCAACATTGAAGCAGTCCAGCACCAAAGCACGTTTGTGCGCGAAATGCTATCTGAGACCCGCCTCCCAGCAAGGCCTATCCGCCCAGACCGCGATAAGGTCGTCCGCTCCCGCGCCCTTGCTGCCAGGTATGAGGCCGGAAAAGTGTTTCATCTTCGAGGCGGCCCAGGCATTAGCGCGCTGGAGTCTGAGATGCTAGGATTCCCCAATAGCGAGCACGACGACATGGTCGACGCGCTGGTCTATGCCGCAGATGTGGGTGGAGTCGGCTTTTACTTCACCTCAGCAACGAGGTATGCACGATGACTGTTGAAGACCTATTTAAGAAGATTGGCGCCCAGACCATGGAGATCGACGCTCTTCGCCTGGAGATTGACCGCCTAACCAAAATCGTTGCACAATTTCAGGCAGAGTCCGTCAACGACGCGATTGAGGCCACAAAGGAAAGCGGCGAAAAGAAGACGAAGTAAGTGATCCGGGATGTCGTTAGCGCCCACAGGGCGAAGAACCCGGCACCGTACAGGGAATTCAACGAGGTCTTAGTAAAGGTCTTAGAGAAGTACGGGATGACGTTCAACACCTTTGCAAGAGTTGCCGCAAGCCTTGGCGTCGAGATGACGTTCAATCGCCTGCGGGACGTCTACTACGAGCGCGTTATTATTATGGACAACGACATCCTGACGCTTAAGAAGGTCTTGGCTGCGCCCGCGAAGGACGCAACCTCAACTAGGATTATCGCCATGTACCGAAATTCCGTGGACGCAATGTGCCGTTCGTGCGCAAACAACGACAAGAACCCAAAGTGCTGGGACTCAACCTGCCCACTCAGGCCGGTTTCCCCGCTCCCCCTTGCAGAGGGCAACGACCTTGAGGAGGACGATGACAATGATTTACTCTGATCAGATGAAGCACCCCACGGAAATTGTTATCCGTTACACGGGCAGTTCCGCACACGCCAAATGGCACGTGCTCTATGGTGGCGTGATTCAGGACACTGCAACCTCCCCAGAGCGCGCCCTTGAGGCTGCTGCTCGGTTCATTATCAGCACAATGACTGACGATGATGAGAGCGGGGAAATGCGCATTCGCTGGGTGGATGTTCCCGCTGGCTTTACCCCGCCAGACGCCTCTGCCCTAGCCCCGATTATCGAGGACGACTCCGAGCCGATCCACTGACCGACTTCCCGCAGTGCGGGCACTTCTTATCTATCTTCTCTGAGTCTAGCGGGCCAGTATCCATTGATGAGGCAATAAGTGCGTCAACGTCCTCTTGGTCGTAGCCCGTTGCTAGGAGGTCGCCATCTGCCGCTGCTGCTGATAGGAGCGCCGCAAGGGAATCTTCATTGTAGTCAGCCTTGTCGGAAACCCTGTTGTCTGCAAGCATAATGTTGCGCGCCCTTCGGTCGTCGACATCCAGGAAGATGACAGGGACTTGCTTCCAGCCAAGTTGTCGGACAGCCATAAGTCGGTGATTCCCGACCAGCACAAAGTTGGTTGATTTCTGTGCAATAAGCACACCGTACCAGCCGTTCTGGCTGATGGAAGTAATAATCGCCCCAACGTCTCCGTCCCGAGGGTTATCGGGATGATTGGTAATCTGGTCAATTTCTACCCAGGCTACCGAGACATCAGGGCGATCACTAGCGGCTTTCGCCACGATTACGCCTTTGGCTCCTCTTCGAGGTCGTTGATTCCGTCGCCGTCAACATCGACCCAACCCTGCTCGCCGGCAAGGCTGCCAGCCAACTGGTCGGCAATGCCGTCACCATCGGTATCAATTGCCGAACCGGCAATGTGTGCGGTGCTTGCCTGCTCTTCGCGGGCAGCCTTTACCTTGCCAACACCAAACTTCGTGTCCTCTGGATTGAGGGCGCGAACGATTACCTGGAGGGTTGCCGCAATGGCACCCGAGGCAACAGTTCGGAAGTCATCGTTAGTCATGTCAAGAATTGGTGCGCCGGTTGCAAGCATCACGGCAATACCCGTTGCAAGGCCGACACGGAACGCTTCGAGAAGCGCTTCGTCTATACCGGTGTTATCAAAAACCCATTTAATCTTTGCAATCATGATGTTCTCCTACTGATTTACTACGCCCGTGCCACCACAGCGGGAGCACGGTACGGTTGCTACCGGTGCCGCCGGCTGCGGTGCTGGAGCAACTGGAGCCGCAGCAACGGGTGCTGGAGCAACTGGTGCTACTGCCTGAGCCGCTGGTGCTGGTGCGACCCAGCCCTTTGGCGCTGTGATAATGATGATGTGCTTAAACGCTGGGGCAACGTGCTTCTTAGACACGCGCTTTGAGTCGGCAAGAGTGAGGAGAATCTTCTCGTCAATCTTTACGCCAAACTGCTCAGCACCCTTGCCGGAGCGCGTTGGGCACGCCCACTGCCAGCCGTCGATTGGATCGTAAACGGCTGAAGTCATGTGGCCATACGTGCGGGTAGGCTGCTTCTGCTTAACCCACCACCAGCGCTGCCACTTTGCATGCCATGCGGAAACTTCCAAACCCTTAGGGTAGCCAGCAGGCTGCTCGACCCACACCCCAAGAGCCGCTCCGGCCTTGGCAGAGTTGATGACATCGTTCCAGTCCTTTGCCCAGCGGGCATCGGCGCCTAGAACCTTGGCTGTCTTTATAAGGTCGGCCAGCGTTGAGCCGTTGTCGCTTACGCCCTGCTTCTCCACAAAACCAGTTGCTTTTGCCTTAGCGGCAATGCCGTCTGCGGCAGAGAAGTCCTTGCCTGGAGCGTACTTAAACGCCCAGGAAACTGCTGCAGCCACTGACGATGGGCCGCAGTCGTCAAGAATGCCGCCCTTCTCTTCGTGGTCCAACTGACTCTTAACCTTGTACTTCATGGTTTCCTACCTTTCCGGGTTGTACCCCGCTGATGTGGCATATCATACACCATGTAACAAAGCGCCTCAATGACTTAAGCGTTTTCCAGTTCGGCAACCCTGGCCTTCAGCGCAGTAAACTCGGCATACATCTCTTTAATCGCGGCAGCAGAGATAGCAAGAGCCCTAATCCCATCAATATCCGGCATTAACAATTTACCGTCAGTAATTTCATCTATTCTTGGATCTGGCGCTAAAATATCTTGGGTATCAACTAGAGAGGGTTCAATTTCTTGAAGATCTTGAGCGATAAGACCAATTTGCGTCTTACCTTCAGGCACTTCTTTCCAATTAAACGTGACTGGTCGCATAGATAGGATTTTAGCAAGGCCGCCACTATAGTCGGAAATGTTTTGCTTTAGCCTAATATCAGATGCAGAAGTTAGGTTGACGTAATAAACCCCGTCGGAAAAGTCATCAGCGTATATTCGTCTTGTTCCTGATTGGTTAAAAATTGCCAAATCACCAGCAGACATGTTTGTAGCGGTTGGCGCCGTTCCGAAAGAAGGGGTTAGGCTGGTGTCTACCCATGTTTTTGTGAAATATGAGGTTGACCCTATACCAAGAGTGCCATAAACCCTTCCGGTAACTACAAGGCTATCGTTCATAGTCAGGTTTGTTCCGTCATAGCCAAGATTGCTAGAGCCGTTTCCTCCAGGGAAAAAGGCAGAGGCAACAACGGGGGTAAAGGTCGCCCTAGAACTGCTGGTGTAGAATCCAATTGAGTTGTTTGAATCAGACGCGCTAAACGGGGCAATGTGTCCGCGATTTTGCTTGAATGAAAGACCTGTTGTTGAAGTAGAAGCCGATCCAATGTAAAGAGTCTTGTTTGCTGTAATTAAGTCTTTGGTCATCTGAAGCACGTTTGTAAACTGACCAGTTGCGGCCGTACCGGTTGCGCCAAGCGTGGTGACGCCAAGATTTAGCGTTCCTGTCGCGGTTGTTCCATTTCCTGCCGCTGCAATATCCCCCTGTGTGGTGTTTCCGGCAACAACAACTGCCGGACGGAATAGCGTTCCTGTATCAACTGGGTCAAAGTATCCGCCCTTTGCTGCTACTTGCCCATCGCTTGTTACGGAAAATGAGGAACCGACGCCGATGGTAATTGATCCGCCAGTTATGCTCACGCTAGATGCAGAAAGCGCTCCAGCATTAGTTACGGCAAACGTTGCGCCTGCCCCGTCGGTACCGGTTGCCCCAGCAAAGAATGCCAATCCAGTGTCTAGTGCGGTGTCGATAAGCCCGGCATATTTTACTGAACCAGTGCTTGATGCGTTTGTCAGCCTGTCCGAGGCAATCGTGTATCCACCAATCAGTCCAGAAGTTGCAGTCATCGCCCCAGCGTTAGTGACGGTAAATTTTGCGCTTGCCCCGTCGGTACCTGTCGCCCCAGCAAAGAAGGCAAGACCCGTTTCGTCGGCCGTGTCTATCAGGCCAGCGTATTTCACCGAACCGGTAGTTGATGCGTTTGTTAGCCTATCGGAAGCAAGTGTGTACCCGCCAATAGTGCCGCTTGTTGCCGTGATTGCCCCATCGTTTGTCACAGAGAATTTTGCACTTGCCCCAACGTTGTTTGTTGCGCCGGCAAAGAAGGCAAGGCCGGTAGATGGTGTATCAAGAATTCCAGCATACTGACCAGAAGCGCCACCAGAATTTGTCAGGCTTGTTGAATTAAGCGTCCATCCGCCAATGAATCCGCCAGTGGCCGTGATGTTGCTAGTAGAGATTGTTCCAGTTACGCTTGCACTTGTTGCCGTCATCGCACCAGCGCTTGTTACGCTAAAGGTGCCGCTATTGACGCTAATGACGTTTCCTGCCGCTGGACCACCAGTAATGGAAAGGTTATTGGCGACTACGGAACCGTCGTTGAGCACCTCGAAGACTGCGCCGTCTCCTGCGCTGTTGGTTGCCCCGGCAAAGAATGCCCTACCGAGAAACACTGGGTCGGCAACAACTCCATAGAACTTAGTTGTTGCACCAGAGGTTGCAGAAGAGTAAAGACGCGAACTTGCCAACGTCCAACCACCGACGGTTCCACCTGTGGCGGTAATGTCGGAGGCGGTCACTGCGCCAGCATTAGTTACGGCAAACGTTGCGCTTGAACCGGAAGTATTTGTTGCCCCAGCAAAGAATGCCAATCCAGTGTCTAGTGCGGTGTCGATGATCCCTGCGTACTTGCTTGCCCCAAGATTGGTTAATCGATCAGAAGCAAGAGTAAATCCACCAATTGCGCCGCTTTTTGCTGTGAGTGCTCCTTGCGGGGTGACGCTAAACGGCGCGCTTGATGGCGTCTCGTCGCCGGCGTAGATTGAGTATCCACCGCTCGTTGCAAGTGCTACGTAGGAAGTGCTTGTGCCAGAGGAAAGTTTTGTTGACGCAAGCGTCCACCCTCCTACCGTTCCGTCCTGGGCGGTAATGGTCCCTGTGTTGCTGACGGAGAAGTTTGTGCTTTGGATGGCGTTTGCGCCAAGGTTCCCAAGGGTGACTGTTCCCGCCTTAATAAAATCGGCATTAATGGTTACATCTGAGGCGGTCGCTGTAATAATGTTCTGGCTGACGTTTGCGGGGTTCTTAAGAACAAACCCGGTATCAACGCTAAACCATGTACCGCTCGCTGACTCGCCAGAGATTCTCGCGCCGGTATAGACAAAACCAGTTGCGGCAACTTCCGCCACAGCGCTTGATGTTGCGCCCTGATAGGTGATGGTGTACGGGGAAGACGCGGTAATTGAAAGGACGTTGAACGCCCCGTTAAAGTCGGCATCTGTTGCCCATGGAGCGCTTGTTACGTCAATTGTGATGTTTTGCCCAACGGTTGCATTGACCGCTGTGGCTGTTTTTATCGTCACAATTCCTGATGCGCTTCTTGCTAGGTATGAAATTGCTACGGGGGCGTCACCGACGCTTACCGTTCCGCCAACGACGCTAATGTTTTTAGCAGTTACGCCGCCTGATGTCGACACCCTGAACGGTGCTGTTGCAAAATCGCTGGAACCTGCCCCGGCCCAGAACCCATTGCCGCTCATGTGGGCCTGGCTTGGGCTAGAAGATCCCGCAGTAATAATTCCGTTGTTATTTAGGACGACGTTCCCGCTGCTTGAGGAAATCGTTGCTGCTCCGACTGTCCAGCCACCGATTGAACCACCAGTCGCCGTGAGGTTGGACGCCGTCACGGCACCGCTTGTTGCAAGGGTGAATGCAGCGGAAGTTGGGTTTGCAGCGCCGCCCCAGATCCCCTGGAAGGTTGGGGTAATTGAATCTGGGTAATTACCAACACGCACAACGCTTCCGCCGGAACCAACGGTAATCTCTGTTGCCTCAATGCCCGTAACATTCAAGAAGTCAGCATTGAGGTTTGCGGTTGAGCCGTTAACTTCAAGAACCACATTTCCAGCATCATCGCGGATCGTTACGCCGTCCTTGTCCACCTCAAACTGCGGAAGTGTTGCCGTTCCGTCGGAGATAACAGACATTCCAGTAGAGATGTTGAGTGTTCCTGCAGTAATCAAGTCTGCGGTCAGCGAGGAAATCTGCGCGCTGCCGATTGTTGCATCCTCAATGTCAACCGTGCCAGTAATCTTGTTGGGGGATCTAAATGTTGGAGTTGTTTCCTGAACTGCTGCGCTTTCGTTTCCGGTTCGATCTACGGCTGAAACCTTGTACTGATACAGGTTGGTGTAGTTCGAGAACGATGTATCGATATAGACGTTTGTTGAGGTTTCGGCAATCTTTACCCATGGCTCGTTAGGGGTTGTTCCGGCGTCGTACTGCTTTCGATAAATCTTGAACCTGCTGAAGTCGGTATTGTTAGTGTTTTGATCTGGAAGTGCCGGATCGTAGAATCCAAAGCCCCATGCAATCGCTATTGACTTAAGGCTTGCTGTCACCGTAACGCCCGTAGGGGCATCTGTTGGAGTTGTGTCTGCTGGCAGGATTACCGAGTCGTCAACAAAGTCGGACCTGTTGCCAGTCCTATCCTGGGCAGCAACGCGGAAGAACAACTTCTTCCCTGGTTCCGCCTGGAAAGAGTGGGTGACTTGCGCTGCTATTCCCGTCGATACGGAACGAACTTCTGGGGTTTGCGCAACGTTAATGACCTGCGCATTGGCGAAGTTAGCGTCATACCCATACTGAACAACGTAGTTGGAGAAGTCGTCTTCCTGACTTGGCGTCCACTTAGCAATAACTGTTGCGCGCGTTACCCCGTCAACCGTCTGGATGAGAGATCCTGAAGGGGCTGTGAGGGCAAGGTTGGATGGCCTTGCTGGCGGAAGAACGTCGTTGAGCCGAAGTGTTGCCTGCTTAATGTCGGCAAAGATTTGCGTGACGCCCTTCTTAATAAGCGACGGATCGCTACCAAGGGTTGTTGTCCAATAAATTCTGTCGCCTAGGAACTTGCCTTTGGTTCCCTTGACAACAAGCGGCTCTGCAATGTCGTCAGCGGCCCAGATGAACGGGATAACTGTGCCGACCTCTGGCGCCTCCTCAAGGTGGTCAAACTCCCACGTGCGCATTGCAACGCCTTTCTCTTCCCAGAAGGCGAGCGCGCGAACCTCTGCCTTGGCCTCGGAGTCAACCAACTGATCGTTCAGGCTGGCCTCGACCACCTTGCCGCCGCTCTCCCAAAGCCCAGGAGCAAAGTCAAACGTCTTGTAGTAGTACACATCTGGCTCTCCAGAAAGCGCGGCGCCACCGGCCGGAAGGCTTGTAATAGTAATGGACGTTCCAACTTGGGTTGCCTTTAGCCGCATGGTCATTCGGCCTGCGCCAATATAGATCTTGTATCCAGTTGCGGTCGGAACAGCAGACCAGTTTGCAGAGAGAGTCCTAACTGGAGTTGGCGCGACTACGTCGGCGTCAGTAATAATCTGCGTAGCGTATTTTACATAGACATCGCCAGTCGGTGTTGTTGCAACAACTCGAACAAAATAGGTATTTGCAGCAAGCGATCCACCCTGCGCTTTTGTGAGCGCCAGCCCAGCGTTGTATTCCACCGACTCCAACTCGTTTGTGTTAGTTGGGTCCTTGTAGACACCGTACACAAGGAGCCTATTCGCAATGCTGCTTGCTTCACGCGGGGCTTTTGGCGTTTCAAATCCACGAAGCGGAACTGGGTATTGTGACTCAGAGGGGCGATCAGAGAATCCGTATGTGCCAGTCACCTCAATTAGAGAGAAGTCTGTCCAGGCACATGCTCCAGTTGCGCCAGACTTGCGCTTGGCTATAAACCGAGCGGAGACTGCGGTGGCGTGTGACTTTGCAATAGCCCAGGCCTTACACCAGCGCTGCTCATCGGTTCCGTCAAAAGAAACAGAGCGGCTAAGCGTGTTCGATGAACCTACCTGAGTCAGGCCGGCTGCATCGCTATAGAATCTCAGTTCGCAATCCCAACTTGATGAGAAGTTTGCATCCGCCCAGCCGCGAACGCGTGGCATGTAGGTAGTGTTGCTCGAAACGGTGATCGGATCGGATTTGGTTTCGTTCGTTGAGGATGAGCCAGAGGCGACAAGCGCGTTGCCGAATCCAAATGGACCACGGGAAGGCTGGATAGTGTGGTTTGTTCCAAGTGTCCAGTTAGTTGACGAGGAGTCAAACCGTGGGTTCTGGACGAGTTCCTGCGCCTTCTTATTGGCATAGTGAAGATTCTTTGCCGCGTCTACCCAGAAGATTGAGCCAGTCTTGTCGCTGATTGTCTTCATTGCCTGCTTCAGGGTCTTGCCGCCAAACGGGCTTGTAAGGATTACGCCTGTCTCCAGAACGGGACTGAATCTAAAAGAAGCATCCGGGTCTGGTGTCCCATCGGCAAGAACCTTTGCTGGCTTTACATAGTCAAAGTTGTTAATTCCGGGATCGAGTTCTGGGTCAATGGCGTTAAAAATACCCTTGTAGTTGGCGTTCTCTGGGTCAGATGAGCCAGAGATAATGTCGACGTCGATGCTCCCCTTCTGAACGTACTTTTCTGGGCTTGTAACGGTGTTGGTTACGGGTATTGTTGAGAGTGAGTACGTTTCTGTTCCTGCGGCAATCGTTGACTGAAGATAAAGCCCCGTAGTGCCGATACCCTGCTTGGCATACACCAAGTATTCATCTACCCCGGCAACCTCGTCCCAAGTCAGTTCAATGGTTCGAAGCGGTGTGTCCGTATTGTCCGCTGGGGCCACGTCGCTTGGTGTGATGTATTGCGTAATGTGCGTAAAGATTGTTAGCGGATCGCCCACGCCATCCACGGCAATGACGCGGAATGTATACGGCCCAGCAATCAGTTGGTTTCCGCCAGTAATAACCTGGCTAGTAAGCCCAGCCGTAGTTGGCAACTCACCAATAGCCTCAGAGACGTTTGGGGCGTTGTAGTCGCGCACGACAATCTCATCAAGGAGCGCCGTGTAGTCAAATGCCTCAACCTGCTGGACAACAAACGAAGCCCCCGAGCGTTCGGTGTTCACGTTGCCAATGACGCCGCCCCAGACCACTACATCGTTATCAAGAAGTTTAACCTCTGCCCTGTTGGTTAGGTCAATGAAGAACGACGTGTCATGAATTGCGTCCGATAGCCGTGTATCAATATCCTCTGGGCTTGCGGGAGCGCTTCCCGATATCCAGGACGCGTACTCGTCGTACCTTGTGGTTGAGAGTGGGAAGAACGTGAATATATCAAAACGCAGAGAGGTGTTCTTGTCGGTTGCTTGCTGCTCCCACTGCAGGTTTTGGAAGTCAATGCGCGAAGTTATATCAATCCACATCGGCGCCTGGACGGCGGATGATGATTGTGGATATCCTGGCCTAAACTGTGCAATAACCTTAACTGCCATGACTCATCCTAACCTGAAATTGACCCTGTTGGGGACGAGATATACGAACCGCCTGATGCCCTGATGGCCCTACCGACAGCCTCTTCAACCTGCTCCGCAAGGTCTGCGGTATTCATATCCTGGGCATCGTTGATTGTAATGGTTATCGGAATCTGATTATACATTGTGACGGTTGTCTGTGCCCCGTTAATCCCCACTGTCTGGATAGATGAGGCGAAGGCTGCGGCGTATTCTGCAAGTCTGGCCTTGAGTTCGGCGTTGAACTCCGTGATCGGCGGAACTGGCATGGCGGTAACTTGCCTGTACTCATCCTCTGGCTCTTCAGAACCCAAGAAGCGAATTGCCTCGAGTTCTTTAAGTCTAGCCTTGAGACGATCAGACATTTCATCTTCTTCTCTAATCACCCTGTCCAGCACGGCGTCGTAAACCCCCAGGAGCATTGCGTGACCAACCATTCCAGGTGGCAGATTAGTATGACCGCTAACACCCTGACCATCGTAATAGCCCCGAGGGTTATATTTTTCCGACACCGGCCGTTGCATGCGCTCCTCGAGCCCATCTGGAGTTTGTAGCAGCGACCGCATTGGGATTGTTGGGGCTACTGTTCCTGTGGTTGGAAGCGTGATTCCAGCAACAAGTGCCATTGCCTCTGCCAACTGATGGAATGCACCAATTGGACCCTGGAGGGAGTCTGCGTACGCCTCAAGGTTGGTCATTGTCGACTCAAACGCTGACCTGGTTGCCTCGATTGCGTCGGTCACGCTCTGCAATTGCTCGGTAGCCGCGTCGATTCCTGGAATTGGAGCAGTGTTGTCGTAGGTTGTCCCAAACAGAATCTTGTCGAGGGTGGTCAGATCCTTCTGTGCCGATCCAAGCGTTCCCGCAAGGTGACTCATGGCGTCGTCAAGCGAGTCAACTGTATTAGAGAGTTCTCCAATCCTTGAGTCTGTGCTGTCGGCAAACTTTACATATTCCTCAAGATCAAACCTTGCAAGAACGTCTGCATAGGTATCTCGGACCATATCCCGCAACTTCTTTACAGACTCTGCCGTTGGGGTTTCCCCAGAGGCCGCAATAAACTTGTTGATTACCTCATCGCTAAGGTCTGCCTCAAGGATGCTTGCCATATTAATGTTGGTCTTTGTGGCAGTTTCAAAGTCTGTAAGGCCCTGTTCAAGGGTTCTCTGGGCAAGGATGGCCATCTTTGCTGTGGTTCCAAAGGTGTTCTTGCCGCTCAGGAGCGCCTCTGCGTACTCAAGAACTGCGTACTTCTCTTTATCTTTTTCCGCTGTTCCGAAACCGCCTGCCGGCTTAATGCTCTTTAGATAGTCCCTAATTGCAGTAGCGCCAGTAAACACCTTGTCTAGGCCAGTCTTTGAATCCTTTACCCCAACGTCCGTATACTTTAGCCCGGCAGAGACTGCCTCGTTCATAAATGTTGCAAGCAAGCCGCTCTCTTCATTGTCTCCCCGGAATACGTTGAAGCCGCTGGCGCTGGTGAACTTGTTGAATGCAGAAAGACCGTTACTCAAACTTGCAGGGATACTGTACGTTCCGCCTTCTGCCGCAAATTGGCCAAACTCCAAGTTGCCCATCGTTTCACCAAGGGCGAGCGTTTGCTTGCCCATTGTTGCAACGTCTTCGGCATTAGCCAGAATGCTCTTAAAGATGTCTGTAGTAGACATCCTCTTCATTGCTTCGCTCATCCCAGGAAGGGTGCCCGTCATGGTCAGGCGCAGCATGTCGTTAAGTGTCTCGCCAGGAATTGAGTCCATGCCGAGGACCTTGCTTACTGCCTCAAACCTATTCTGCATTCTGGTGATCGAGGCGCTGTAAATCTGCTCCTGGGCATCTGTATTTTCCTGGAACTGCTTGCTGTATCGCTCCTTCTCATCCTCAATGGCCTTGAGTTCGTCATCCTTCTGCTTCTCAATGTAGAACTCGGCAAGGTTGTTCTTCGCATCGTAGAATGCCTTTGCTGCCTCAATCGGATCGGCGCTGTCCGATCGCATCTGCAATCCGGAAAGTTGGAGTTGCTCAAGAAGGCCCTTCTCTGTCTGCTCTTGCGTGCGCTTTCGATAGCGCTCATCGATAGCCTTTCCTTGCTCGTCAAGTTGCTTGATGTACTCATCGTGCGTGGTTTGCTGCGCCTTCTTGACTCGATCGTATGCCTTCTGCGCGACGCTTGCCATTGTGCTGAGCAGTGATGTGTTCCTTTGAATTGCCGCAGCCGTCGTTGTCCCCTGGTCTCCGCCGACAAGAGCGCCCTGCGCCTGTGCAACCAACTCCCTAATCTTGGTAAGTTCTTCTGCGGAATATCCGTATGGGTTGTCCTTCAACTTAGCGTTCAGTGAGTTTAGGTTTGTTTCCATTAACCTGATTGTTTTTCTTAGGGTTTCCGTCCTGGCCATAAAGGCTTCATATGCCCTCTGCTGGGCCTGACTTGTCTCGGACCACCATGCGTCACGCGAGGCGGCAACGGCGGCATCACCGAAGGACGTAACGTTCTGTTTTTCCATTTCTTCTAGTCTTGCCATAGAGAGGTCGTTTTGCTTTTCTGCAAGTTGCATTCCCTGCACCTTTGCCTGGGCCTCGAGTTGCGCCCAATGCACTGCAGACTGGCTAGACTTGTTTGCAATAGCCTGCAAATCGGCTTTACGTGCAAGGATTTGTAGGAGTGCCTGGTTATTGAGCAGTTCCTTGTTGCTAATGCTGATTCCCTGACCCTCAAGGATGGCCAGGCTTTGCCCAAGGTCAACCTCTCGTTCCGTTAGGTTAAAGATTTTATCCCTGAGTGCAGCCTCTCTCTCCATAAGATCAATTTCGTCTCTCGTGAGTGATTTATTTTGAGTGATCTTGGTTGTAATTATTGAAAGTTGGGCAGAGTAATCTGACTTAAATCGCGCCAGTGCAGCCTCGTCTTGTATCGCCTTATTCCTGATGGCCTCAGACGCAGATTGTCGCTTATCCTCAAGAACGCCAATCTTGAATACTTGATATCTGGTTGCAAGGATTTCTTTATCAATTGCCCTAATTCTTGCTAGTTTCGCCGCCTCTGCCGTAGTGAGGATTGATGGCATTGCCTGCCTGTCTGTCGAACTACCAACGATTGCTCCGCCCTCATAGGTTCTAGTTGTGGTGGTCTTAAACTTGTCTTTAGTGGCGTCCTCAAGCATCTGAAGTCGGGACAATTCAGAGTCTCCGCCAAGTTTCTTTCTCTCGGCCTCAAGGGCGCTTAGTTTCTGTCGCTGCTCAAAGAATTGATCAAAGAGTTTGTAGCCAAGTTCTGAACCAAACTCATCCATGAGTTCTCGTCTGCTTGACTTCAAGTCAACCTTTGGCGTCAGTTCTTTTGCTCGCTTATTAAACGCATCAAAGTATTCGACGGTCTTAGCAAGGGCATCTTTCAGTTGCTGGGCGGACCAGCCAACCATTTCGTCGATGCTCTTAATGACGCCAGCCTCAAGCATTGCATCAATCGGGTCAATTCGGCCAATCTGGGTTAGCGTTTGCATGACGAGGGAGTTGTACTTTGTATCCCCTCCGCCAATTCCCGTTCCCATCTCCACTGCCTTGTATCCAAGCAGATCGGTAAAACTCTTGCCCGGTTCGACGATAGTCTTTCCGTCTTCGCCCACTTTCTGGGTCGCCGTAACCTGCGCGGCGTCATACGAAACCAGTCGCGCAATACCGCCCTTGTACATCTCTCTAATATTTCCAAACTCGTCGGTGTAACTGTTGGCAGTTTCAACCTTGAGGAGAGTCGCATAATCAAGAAGTTTTTGTGAAGCCGCAGAAAGAAGAGCCCCGCCGTCTTTTGCTTCTTGCAGTTGCTTAATAACACCCTCAAAGTTTTTTCCAGATTGCAGGTACTGACGCAACTGCGCATCGTCAAACGCTGTACTTGCATTTTGCTCTTTGTTAAACGCAAATCCTGCCAACTGAAGAACCTGGTTCATCCCTAGGCCCTTATCGCTTTTATTGGTTGGGTTTGTAATTTCTGTAAGGTTGAGTGTTCTCAATTCGTTTGCAGTTTGTGGGAGATCTGGGAACATTGCCGCAAAAGCGTTTGGATCTACGCTGCCTGCGGCAATAGCGGCTTTTTGCGCAATGAGTTTGTCATATGCGGCATATTGCTCTGGGGTGGCACCGATGCCGCTTGAAGCCGTGGTTGGAACATCTACGTATCCCATGCCCGTTGCCTTTGATCGGTTTGCAACGTCGTCTTCACCGGTATAGATGTAATTTCCTGCAGAGTCTTTCTCAAAGATATTCTTTGTCATCCTCAGGTTCATCATTATTTCGCTATTAATGGCAGCAATTGCGTTCGTCATTTCGGTGCCGCCATCGATGCTCCCGCTCTTGTCGTAGTCGTAGAGGGTCAAGATATCTTTGCGGGAAAGTTGGTTTGTCAATTTTTCTGTATTAACATCCTTTGGAAGCGACTGAACACCGTTAACAATGAAAGGAATTCCCCCAGCACCTTCGCCAGTCAGGCCAAGCGACTTGTCAATCTTTGACTGGAGTTCTGCTGCGGCCTTTGCATCTTCTTCGCTTAGGCCAAGTTTCTTATTGGCTTCAATTCGCGCTTTCTGCTGCTCAACGGCCGCCTCAGACCCGCGAATAATCGAGTCGGCCATGCTGCCCGCAAGTTCCCCGATCATGCTGCCGATTGCTGGCCCAATAATTGGTCCGATAATTGGAATCATTCCACCAACGCCCATCCCAATCATTGATCCAATGCCGTTTCCGAGTGACTGGAATAGTCCGGACTTTTGAGACAACGTCTGCTTCAAGTCTGGTCCAAGGATGTTTCCCATGCCAAACATTTCTAGACCAGCAAGCACTGCATTTGGCATTCCTGCTGCGCGCGAAGATGCAGATCCGATACCGAGGAGTGCGCCGCCCTGGCTTAGCATCCCGCCAAGTCCTGCTAGTTTTCCAAACGCGCCACCACGCATCGTTCGGCGTGAGGCGACAACGTTCTCTGAAACTCTTCGCTTGGTAATATTGCCATCCTTGCCAGTGTAGTAGTACCCGCCATCTTCTCCCTGCTGAATTTGCGAAAGACCAGTTCCAGCCCCGCCAAGTTTCACCGTTTGCAACTTATTAAGAAGGGGAACATTCTTGATGAGTTGCGCAGTCTTCTTGTTAATAACGTCATAGAAGTTTGACATTGCCGCAGCCATCTTCTGGATCATGCCTACGCTTCCTCCCTTTAGCGCGGCCGATGAAATACCACGAGCACGTACTTTCTCAAGTTCTTCGCTTTCGCTCTTTGTAAGTTTTGAGTCACCAGATGCGACTCGCTTTCCGACCTCTCCATAAATAAGTTTCTGAACTTCCGGCGGAAGGGTCTCAATTCTTCGCATGTCTCGCTTAGAGAGTTTTAGGCCACCGGAGTGGAATTCCCCAAGCAGCGTGCCAATTTCGTCATCGCTGACCTTCCCAAGTTTCCGCTTATCCCCCTTTGCCCGCATAAGCATTGGGAGAATCATGCGGCCTTCCTTGCTCTTCTTAAATTCTGCAATTACCGCATTTGCCTCACCTGTTTTTCCGGAATCCATCAGGCTCTTGTAGCGGGCCGCCATTGCCTCAACTTTTTCGAAGGCCTTGGTCATGACATAACTTGCTTCTCGCTCAATTAGGACAAGCGTTTCAAAGTTCTTACCCCATGCCGTTGTGTACTTGTTTGCACTGGCATCAAGTTTCCCGTCCTTCATTCCTGGAATTTCAAGAATTCCGGCGTTGGATAGTTGCATGCCGAGGTCTTGCAGGACGCCGCCCTTCTGGAACGACTCAAAGCGACTCTGCAATTTCTGACCAGTAAACACAGGGGACATGTGTCCTGGGCCGCTATCTTGATGCCTTAGCGTAAAGCCATCACCAAAGTCCGGGGCCATTGCACCAAAGATTTTCTCCCTAGGCTGTGTAAGGATTCCCTTGAGGAACCCAAGCGGACCACGGAATACTGTGTCCTCTACATTCCCAAGGAAGCCCTTAACCTTACCCCCTGCGGCAACCATGCTAGTTGCTCGTTCGCCGGTCTCCGGATCAGGGTACCCCTGGCTGTTGATCTTTTCTGTTGCGCGATTGTAGTTAATTATTGGCTTCCCATTTTTGTCCATTAGAACTTCGCCGTTGTCCCCCTTGACGTAATCCCTTGCCGAAATCTTTTCGGCCCTTAGGTCCGCGTGTCGGTCGGCGGTGAGTCTTACAGCGCTACCATATTTTGTAACGGCATCTGACGCGGAGTTCCACGCAGTCACAATCCCCGCAATTGGCTTTGCAAGCGTTGCGGTTGCCACCTGCCAAAGCATGGTTGCTGTCTTAAATGCAATAAATATACCGAGCAGCAAGCCAAGTATTGGGGCAAACGGGGTAAGAACCTTGAGCAGCAATGAGAATGTTCCAAGCAAGACAGTAAGGAACGGCATGAGTGCGCCAATTGCAACGGCCATGCTGGCAATAAAGGATGATATTGCAGAAGTTGCAAGTTCTTTTGCAATAGTTGCCAATGCGTCAGCAATGATAGTGATAAAGCCCTTGATTGAGTCGACAAATACCGAAAGGTATGTGCCAAAGCCAAATGTATTCTTTCTAATTGCGTCCGCGAGCCCAGAAATTGCCACAATGATTAATGTAATTGTTGCAATCATTGGGTTTGCCATAATGGCCTTTGCGAATATTGTTCCTAGCGTTGCGGCGGTTGCAAGCCCCCTGCCGACCTTGTCGCTAAGGATGTCGCCAATCAAAGCAAGGCCAGAGCCAACCTTGTCTACAATGTCCGTAAAGACGGCGCCAAACTGGCTTCCGCGCTCAAGTGCAGCGCCAAAACCGCCAACGAAAACGTTAATGAATATCTGTGCAACCTTCTCCAGCGCTGGGCCAAACCCCTTGAGGCTATTAACAAAGTTGGCCACATTCTTTGCAAAACTTTCTATGAATATAGTGATCTGCTGGGACTTGAGCATGAACTGTCCAAGTTCAACAATGGTGTCTCGGACGGAGTCATAGAGCGGCTTGAATGCCATCGCCATGAAGTTTTGTGAAAGGTCGGCAATTGTTGAGAGGGCACCCGTCATTGTCCTTGATAGTCGGTCTGCAGATCCCTGGTATTGCCTGTCCATCCCCTCGGTGATTGCGCGAGCAGCAACAGAACCCATAAGGAATCCGCGCTTCGCCATGTTTCTGATAAGTCCCTCTGCTCGCTTTGGATCTTTTAGCGTCTCGATCATTTGATCCATAGTGCCGAACGACTTTACAAAGTTTGCGCTCCCGATCACGCTTTGCAGACGCTTCATTTCATCAATAACGTAATCCGGAAGGCCAGAAAGTTCTCCCATTGCGTACTTCTTGAGGGCAATAAGGTCGGTAAGCATCTTCTCGGATAGCATTCGGTATCCCGCGACACCGGCGTTTGCCAACTGCATCATGTCGTTCTGGTAGACGCGACCAGCAGAGTTCATCTGCCCAAGGGCGTACGCAATTCTGTCGATCTTCTCGTCGTTTCCACCGAGCGCCGCGACAGCGTTGGAGATAGCGTTGACCATGTCTGGAATTTCTCGCGCTTCGAATCCGAACGCCTTCATCTTGAGCGAGGCCTCTACAAGCGGCTGGAACCTGAACGGCGTTACGTTAGCGATATCCCTGATTCGCGCCACCATGTTGTCGGCAGCCTTTGATGTAAGAAGCAGGGCCTCATTGAAGGTAAGGGCTTGCTCCTTCATGAATCCAATCTGAACCCCAACCGAGTTATATGCGGGGACCAGATCGTTTTCTGCGCTAGTTGCCGCTTGTAGCGTGTTTGCAAACAGCGTGTTGAAACCTACTGTCGTATTTTCAAGAACTTGGTTGAACTTAAATACGCCGGACTGCAGGTGCTCAACAACCGTAGCGATCTCTCGACCAATTTGCTGAACGAACAAGAATGTCGCAGCCCTTCCGACTTGTGTCTTTAGGGACCTGATAATTCCCGTGTTTACATTCATGTAGGTGCCGAGCGCCTTGGTTACGTTCTCTGCTGCCTGCTGTTGTTTCTGCATCATCAATGACGACTGGTCGATGTTCCCAGTTAGATGTAGAACCTGCGGTCGAAGTTCTCTATAAATATTCGAAAGTTGCTTGAGGTGCTCCATCCCCTTATAAACATTTTCAAGGTTTGGCGCCTTGTATCCCTCGTCACCCCAGCCACTGCCCCCACCGCCCGGTGCGCTTCCGTCACCTGCATCATCGCCGCCTGCGCCCTTACCGGCGGCGGTCGATTGAATCTCTTGCTGGATCTTGAGTTTTCCTTGACGCGACATTGCAATAAGAAGAGCAACTTCTTCTCCAAGTTTGTCAAAGTCTTCGGCTATCTTGATAAGTTCCTGACGCTTAAGACCATCTGGGAGCCACGTAGCATTACCAATTCTCTGCGCAACAGCGGCCGGGGTCCCGGCATTTTCCTTCTCGCCCATGATTGGCATTGCTTTTTGCGACCTAAGTTTTTCGCTCTGCTCGGCGATTCCGTCTAGGTATGTCAGGAGGTCCTTAAATCCACCAACATTAGATTCAATAATTTGTGACTTAAGCGCATCCCTGTCGTAGGAGATTCCTACTTTTGCACCCTCATCCACTTTTGCGTTAACCATCTTTTCAACTTCTTCAGCAATTCTGGCGACAATTGCCTCAAGGGCCGGTAGTTTGCTGCCAAGACCGATACGCGCAATGGCCTCGTTTACTTCGGCATCAACCCTAGAAGTATCATCGGGCTGCTGCCCATCTCCGGCTGGTGGCGTTGGCGGCGCTGGTGGCCTGCTTGGTGGCGCTGGAGGGCCTGCGGGGGCCGCTGGCCTTGCTGGCGCTGCTCCTTGCGCTGGAACCTGTTGCTGACTTTCTGCAACCGTAGCCCTCTCAACTGCAGCAACTCGATCCGACTCCACGGCGGACGACTCAATTGCGGCAGCCTCTTGCTCCGCTGCGACTGCCGCCTTCTTAGCGGCTGCGCGTGCTCGGCGCTGGGCGGCAACACGTTCTTTTCTTGCAGCGTTATCTGCAACAACCTGCGCGTCATACTCTTCCTTGGTTGGCTCTGCTGCTGTTTTGGGTGCCTCTGCAGCCTTTGTCGCAGCCTCTTCAGCCTTCTTTGCCTCTTCTTCTTTTGCTTTTGCTTTCGCTGCATCAGCCGCGTTCTTCCTGTCGGACGCTGCTTTTTCCCTTGCCGCTGCGGCAGCGGAGCGGGCCTGCTGATCATCGTGAATCTTTTTCAATCGAGCGGCATCAGCGGCGTTTAGTTCTGCAATCTTGGCCTCGTCTGCATCCCTCTTTCTCTTTGCAACGACCGAGGGGTCAACACGTGCCGCCTCGTCGGGGCTAAGGCCAACTTCTGCACCCTCATCAATCTGTGCCTCCATCGGTGTTTCCAGGCGCGCCCTTGGGTCTTGCTTCCTGGCCCTCTTGCGCGCCGCTTCAGCCCGAGTCCCAGCGGTCTTGAGTCGCTCCTCGTCCCGCTTAGCGTTTCTGGCCATGTCCCTTTCTTGCCTTTCACGAATGAGTCCCTCGGTCTGCGCTGGCGTTAGCGTGGCAAGTTCATCGGTGCTAACGCCAAGTTCTTCTGCCTGATCAATCTCTGCCTCTCGTGGAGTAATGAGGCCGGAAAGCATATCCGCTCCGGCCGGAGTCTTCTTCTTTCTTGGCTTCTTTTCTTTCTTCGGCTTGGGCTTCTCTTCTTCGACTGGGGCGTAGGTGTCTGATGAGTCCTCTTCGAAAGATCCATCATCATCTGGCACGTCATCTTCGGAAGTCTCCGCCGCCTGCTTGCTTTTCTCTTCATTTGCCGCAATGATGTTTTTCAGTTTGGCAATCAGGCTGGCAACGACGCGCTGCTCTCCCGCCGGTACCGGCTCGCCAGCCTGGCGTCGATCCTTTTGCACGTCCTCCTCGTTGAGCACCATGTCGAGCAACTCTTTGGCGTCTTCGTTGTCCACGTCTAGCGTGCTGCGTCCCGCAACAATCTGAGCCATGATGTTATTCCAGGTTCTAGGTTTGTCCGACTGCTCCATGCCGCGCTGCTCTATCAGGTCCTTCTGCGCAGAGGTCAGCGCCAACTTCGAACCGCCCTCGCGCGGCTCGATGGACGCCCATTCAGGAGGTAGCGTTGCTACTGGCGGTGGGAGGCGGGGACCTGCCTCTACTGTTGTGCTATCGGGAATCCTACGCTCCAATTCCGCCGCTGCTTCCCCGGGCGGCAACATCTGAGTCGTATCAACCTGAATCTCATCTGCCTGCTTGGCCCTCTCTTCATCGCGCTTCTTTTTCATCGCGGCAAAATCGAACGTAAGCGGAATTTCTTCCTCACCGCCTGCGCCGAGAGGAACTACTCCCCCTTCTCTCTTGATCTTTCCAAGTTGTTCCGGCCCACCCTCTGTCTCCATCTTCCCAAGTTGTACTGCGTCGTCTTCTTCCTCACCGAATCCGTAAATCTGTCCGCGCTGCGCCTTAAGGCGTGCCTGCATTAGGAGAATGTTTCGCCTTATTCTTTCTATCGGGAAAAGTTTTATTGTTTTGTTGCCGTTGCCCTTATCCTCTTCCTCCGTTGGCATCTCACCGCTTTCCAGTTCAGGCATAACATTCGCCAGGGCCGTCAGCAAGATTTGCTCCGCGATGCGGTCATCTATAACTTTTCCGTCGGACTTAAGGCCGCCCATTTGATTTTGAATCGATAGGGCGTAGTCTATGATTTCTTGCGGTATTCCTGCAGATAGGACATCGTCAGTCCTGGATATACCCCCGCCCAGTCTTGTGAGCCCGGCAATGCCCGCCGCGCTGGGCGGCATGCCGCCAACAAAACCTGCGATATCAGGTCCCTTGTTGATAATTGCGTTTTCCAGGGACTCTCTTACTAGTGCGTACTGCCGCTCATCGGCCTTTCTTTCCTCTACCTCTTTCTTATTTAGCAATCCTATTCTTGCTTCATCAAGTTTCGACTCTGACGCGATAAGGTCGTCAATTTGCTTATCAAGACCTTGTGCGGTTTCCCTTAGGGTTGCCCTATCTTCCTCTGATCCATTGTCGTATTCGTCGGAGTCGTATATTGCGTCAATCTGTTCTTGCAGAGATTGAATTTTTGCGCTTGACGCCTTCAAGGCTTTGTCTATTTCGGCCAACTTGTCTTGGTCCTCGCCCGTAAAGGCCCCTACAGACTCCTGACGAGAAATCTTCTTGAATGACTCATCGTAATCATCGCTAAACTCATAAGTTCTACTAAGGGGGACAAACCCGCGACCACGCACTCGGTCATGCGTAATCTGCTGCGATTGCATCTTTGCCCGCTGCTCTTCTGAATATTGCGGTAGAAGGTTAATTTGATCCGCTCCAGAATACTCACCTCCGCGATACGCTCCGAGGCCACGCTGCTCTCGTGCGACCCCCAGTTTTACTGCTCGCTCTCTTTGGTCAAAAGGAATTACCTCGGTCAAATCAAATGCAGTTCCCAGCACCTCCTCACCCGGCTTGCGCGGATCAGTGAAACTCTGATCCCACATGCCAATCCAGGTGTCGACACCTGCCATAATTCTTGCGCGGATTTGCGCTTCGTTATCCTTAATAAATTTATTAAGCGCCTCGCCAAGCCCCTTTGTGGTTGCAACAGAAGTTTTTGGAACGTTCTGGTCTACTCCGCCCGCCTCTTGCTGCGTTCCGCCAACAAGGTATCCCTCTTCCGGCTCAACGTTTTCAACAATAATTTGACCTTGCTTATCAATAGCAAGTTTTCTTGTTAGGCCGTCAGTAACAGCGGCGAGGATCTCCTCTGTTTTCATTGCCTCACGTGGCGCTTCGGCTTCTTCTCCGTATCCGTATGTTCTACTAATGCCTCCCCTGACGGACCCGATTGATGACCTTCTTGCATCGGACTCTAGATATGCCTCCCTTCCTGGGGCGGAGAGTCCACCAAACTTCTCAGCAACAACGTCTAGTGTTTCCTGCGTGAAGGTTCCGGTCCTTGGCGCAACTCCTCGATGATGCCCTTGGGTGTGACCATTCAATTGTGCCATAACGTTTGCAAGGTACTCGCCCGTAAATTTGTTGATATGCGCTATCCATTGTTCATACGGAGCGTCTTCGCTAATCGCCGGAACGTTCATGACATAGTCAGAAAGGATTCTCCGTAGTTTTGCACTGACTTCGCTGGGCAAATTATTGCCTGAGTTCTCAAGCGTCTCTTGGATTTTCATCATGTAGTCATAGATCGCCTCGTGAATTGGCTCGATGTCGCGGCTCAGGCCAACCGACCCCCTGCCGCCAATTGCGGCCATGTGCCCACCTTCGTGTGAGGCGATAGCGCCAAAGCCCATCATTGGAACCAGTTCGCCGTCCTTCTTTGTGCGCATTTTTTCTGCTACTTGGAGCGATGCGTATGTTTGGTATCCGCCGTCAGGCTGCTCAACGCCCCTTGTGACATGAGAGTACCCAGGAGCATTTTGATACGTATCGTCTGTGCTATCCACCGTCGTAACGCTTATGCCACGATTGACCGTTGGAATCTTCGCAAGCAAAGCAAGCAGTTCATTTGCCGCAGCAAAGGCCGCCGAATCCGCCGATACTTCATCTCCCTTGTGGACAACGGTAACTATTGCCTTGTCCGGTAGCGGTGGCAGATCTCCCCTATCCGCCGTAGTTGCGTGCGACTGGTCTACTTCTACCTGGGAGACTTGCAATCCCATTGATGCAAGGTAGTCAAGAACTGTCTGCGCAATAATTTTTGCCTCTGCCAATGAAACATTTTCGTTGTCTTTTGGATCTTTAACCCCCTTACGGGCTGCATCGTCTTGCAGGTCATACGGGATCATGCCCATCCCGATAGATTGAATCTGCTCCGGTGTCAGCCCTTCAAGCGACGTAATCCTATTGAATTGAGACATTGCTGGGGTAAGCGGCGCTGTTTCCATGTTCCGTTGCATGACTGGGGCTGGGCGACCGACGCCTTGAGATGTTCTTACCGGGTCAAATACGTCATATCCGTAAACTCTTGAGGAGCCATCGCCAAGTTGTGGGGCATCCGAAGCAAGGTCAGGGATGTATTCCTTAAACGCCGCTATTCGTTGCTTAAGCAACTCAAGATCTATTTTTGCCTGTCGCTCTTCTTCTGCAAGTTGCGAAAGAATCTCTGGGTCTTGTCCTACCAACTCAGCAAGCAGGGGGAAATTGCCAAGAACTTCCATAATCTTTGGAACTCCCTGGATAATCTCGGCAAACTTTGTTCGGGTCTCAGCATTTCCAAGGTCGAACTTCCCTGGCTCAGCAGAAAGTGCCTTCAGATCTGCACGCTTCGCCTTGCCACCAACGGTTCCCTCTCCCGGTATCATTGCCCGCAGGGCATCCGGGTCCAGTAGATTCCTTGCCATCGCCTCTGCAAGAATCTTAGTAATTTCTTCTGGATCACCAGCGGTAACTGTTTCCGCTATTGCGCGGAGTTGCGATTCCTCTGCTGCCGCACCGTAATCGCCAAAGGGAACACCTGGTACATCTGCGCGACCGGTACCCGCGCCCCTTGTCTGCTTTACCGAGTAGGCATTTTTTGATGCCTGGGTCAAGGCATCTAGATTTGTTATAAGCGGCGTTAGAATATCCCTTGCAACAACTGCGGCAAGCGCGGGGCGATCGGATTCTGAAACCGCACCAGAAGTCGCAGCGCCGCTTTTAACGAAATCTAGTGCGCCAAGAACGCCGCCGCCTCCCTGGCCAAGAGCACCAACAACATCCTTGATTCTCTGCATCGCCGCCGCCGATTCTCTATTCATCTCACTTGGGTCAATCTTCATCTTCTGCACTGCAGCCATGATGCTCATTAACCCAACAAGGTGATCACGAAGTTCTGATGCAATTTCTGGCTTTACCGTCTTACCAGACGAAAGCGTTGCTGTAATTTCAGCAAAAAGTGCTTCAATATTCACCACCGTGCGATCGACAGTATCTACAAACTCGGCGAGATCTTTTCCAGTTGCGGTAACTGTTTGAAGTTCAATTCCTCTCTTGCCTGTTTTTTCGATTCTTGTCGAAAGCATGGCGGCAACAGGATTGCCGATTTCCTCGTTTCTAACTGCCCCATCTTCTTCTCGGCTGTATGATGGATACGGCGAAAAGAGTTGGCTTACCCTTGCCAGTGCCAGGGGGTTTTGAACCCCGGCAATTGGGCTTCTTGATGGCCTCAGGACGCCCGTTTCCTCATCCTCAATAACCCCAAGTTGCCGGTCTTCTTCTATACCAATAGCGGCAAGAAGACCGGAAATTCCACCAGATGCTTTTACTCCACCCTTTGAAATTTCCCTAAGTTCTGCGCGAATAGTTGCAAGGCGCTCCGCTTCTACCTCTGTCCTGTTTTCAATTGCAGCAAGTTCTGTTTCTTCTATCTCTAGAAGTTGCACTCGCGCTCTGGCAATTCCCTTCGAAACACCGGTTGTTCCAATTTCCCTAAGATCGCCAGACGGCAGTACATCGCTAACGCTTCTGCCGCCGCTGCGGAGCCTGCGCATCCGCTCTTCAACTCCTCGGTCTTCATCTTCACGGCTAGAGACCATTGATATTGCCCTAAGGGCGGGGCTGCTCTGAATTGCCCTGCCGATGGCGGCCTCGGCGGCGATCCTTGCGGCGCCCTCCGGTACCGGCTCTGGGGGCAACGCGCCGCCTCGCAGGACTTCCACATCGGACTTCTTCCTGCGCCCAGTTGCTCTACCCGGCGTGTACGCCTTAGAAAGGATTTGATTACGGAATTCAGCGACCTCTTCATCAGTTCTTGGGGCTGCCGCCTTGAACTCCTCAATCATAGTGGCGGCAATTTCCTTCATGAACGTCTTGATCAACTTGTCAAAATCGATCTCTCCGATCACATCTTGAACCGCCTCTTGTATCCTTCTTTGGGCATCGATAACTGCAGAGGAGTACGCAACTTTCGCTTCTGCAATTTTTCTATCAAGTTCTTCCAATAGGGGAGTTGAAGATCGCAGGCTCGGCGTCCCTGCTTTTTCTAGCCTATCCAACTGTTCACGGAGTTGAGCATCTGATCGACCTTCCGGGTCCCTGATTGGCGCGCCAGAAGTTTTGACGCGGCCGTCCATAAATATCGGCTTTTCATATTCGCCAATTTGCCCCCGGGCTTTTGCCAGTTCTGTTTCTAGTCTTGCAAGACGATTACGCAATGCAGCAACTTCTGGAGATCTAAGTACTGACTCCGCAGCGCGTGCATCTGCTTCAATTTTTTCCTCTGGTACCCACTGTGTTGGGGTTTTGCTTACTATTTCTGGCCTGTTATCCAGCCTTTTTATTAAATCAAGAAGTTTTGCTGACTCGGCCGCGCCGAATACCGCAGCAGCACCTCGGCCGCCACGAAGAGCAATTGTCTCTTCCTGGAAATCAATGCTACTTCGGGCTTCAAATTCTTGCTCTCTTGCAGCAGCAAGTCTCTCACCATAAGGGCGCGCAGCAGACTGGTCTTTCTTTTGTCGAAAACTTTTTGTCCCGTCTGGCTCCTCAACCACATCGTAAGCGCGCTTGTTGTATTCAGGTTGAACTTTTGCAATTTCTTCTCTTGCAGCAGCAAGTCTTGCCGAATCGGCTCGAACCTGCTCTTCTATTTTTGCTATTTCACCAGAGATTTGAGCAATGTGCCTAAGATTGCGCGTTAATTCAGAAATGTCGTCGGAAGCGCTTGCGGTGCGCAGTTTTTCGTATTGAGCCCTTGCCCCACCCTCAAGTTTTTCCGGCTTATCAACTCTGTTCTTCTTGAGGATCGCCTCCATTCCGGCCTTTGCCGCATCTTGCAAGGCCTTTATGGAGGAGTCGATTTCTTTCTGAACCTCTGGCGCACGAGTGCCAGTCTCAACAAGTATTTCTTTCTTTCCAGAACTTCCAACCCTTGTGGGTGCTTCCCCCCTGGTAGCATCTATTATCCTTTTGTTTTCAATCGTAAATTCAGCCTGGGGAACAATGGCACCCAATTCTTTTTTAAGTCGAGCAACCTCATCCTCGGCCTCTTTTAACGACTTTGGGTCGATAAGCGGTCCGGTGTACGGCTTTAGTCTTGTGGACTCCTGCAATGCAAGGGTGATGTCGAGTCTCGATTGCTCTGCTCGCGCTGATGCGGCCGTCTCATTTTCCCTTGCAAGGGCGGCCGCTGCCTCGTTCCGTAGGCGGACTAATTCACCAAGCGCAGCGCGCTGGGAATCAATGGCCGACGAACTCTCCTCCTCAATCTTCTTAACGCGCGCGGAAGCGGCCTCCAACTCCGGCATAGAGTCAAGCCTGGCCTTTACCGCCCTGGCAACATGCGCGGCGGCAAGGGCCTCCTGCCTACCCTGTGCCTCTATCGCAGCAGCGCGAGCCGCATCGAGTTGAGCGCGCCTCTTTGCTGCTGCCTCTGCAAACGAAGCCGTTTCTTCCGGCGTTGCCATTTTGAGTTTTGAGGCAGCGTCTACGGCCTTTTTTGCCGTCTCCGCAGCGCCGAGCGCCGTCTCTGCTGCCTTAGTTAGCCCATCAATAGAATCGGCAACGCTCTCAATGGATTCGGCAACTGCGTCAATCTCGGTTGCTGACTGACTTGCGCCGACGACATCAATATTTATCTTTATGTCTTGATCGTCGTTACCGCCGAAGTCATCCATGTGAATCCCTTAATGCTATTCCTTGTTTTCTTTGGGGGGTTGTCCAAGCGCTTCGCTCATGATGTTCTTCTTGGATGCAGAGTCGCCATACATTCCGATGAGGGACTCAATGGAGGTTCCGCTCTTCCACTTTCCTTGCTTGTTATTATGACCGTTTTTCCCAATAGATCCAGTGTTAGAGGAACTGAAGCCTGAGTTTCCCTTGGATGAGCGCTCCATCTCTTCTGACTGGCGCCGTGCATGATCACCAAAGTGCGTAAGGTTCGGGAGTGTCAAAGACATAAATTGATCTGGGGTGTACCCATACGCATCTGCGTACGAAGCCATAATCCCACCCCAGTCAATGTCTTCCCAGGCTACTCCCTGGGCGCTTTTCCCTCTTTGAGCGCCTCAACTGGGTCCGCTGGGCCGCCCTCCTCTTCCGCCGGGAGAAGACCGCTGCGGCGAAGCACAGCAAGTGCCTCAACCTGAAGCGTCTGAAGGTCGAATCGCTCGCCTACAAGATGCTCAGTTACGCCCGGCTCTTCACGTCGAATGACGAGCCACATGATGTAGCGAAGAACAGTAAATCGTGTGGTGTCCAACTGGTCTAGTCGGCTATTAAACTTCTCTTCCAGGTCCGCAAGATCATTCAGGGTGAGTGCACCCTTGTTGCGGACTACGCTAAGGTCTGCCATGGTTAATCTCCTCTATAACTTCCTGCCAAACGGCTTATTCATTGTACAACAAAGTAGGGGGTTTGAGTGGGGGTGGAGCAGGAGGGGGAGGTTGTATCTGGGGAGTCGCTCCCCCGCCCAGCAAGCCGGGCGGGGGTTTGATTGCGGCTTACGCCGCAATCAATTAGGAAGCCTCGACAAGAAGAATCTTGTCGGCGGCGCCAGCCACGTCGCGGTCCGTCACACCCATGAACCCGATGTCCATGGTGGTGATGTCTTCACGCGTGAACGGGAAGGTCAACTTTGGGCTAAACGCCTTGTAAAGGTGAACAGTCACCGTCTTCGTCGGATCGTCCGAACGGGTGTGAACAAACTTGACGTACAACGGGCGTGGGAGGCCTGAGGCCGTCACGTCGTGGTCGTACGAGGTCAAGGTGTCACGAGCGATAAGGCTTGAACTCGTCCAGAAGTTCTGGAGGTTCGCAAGGTTCAACTCGACCTTCTTGGCGTTAAGTTCGCACTTACCACCGTAGTAGGCCTTCTGAATTGCGAAGTTCGACTGACCGTAGAACTCCTTCTCCTGGAACTCAAGCGTGAAGTCGACGTCGCCGGCGATTTCGCCGATCTCGTACAACTTCGACTGAGTCGTCGTTGGCGTACCACTTACGTAAGTGGCGCTTGGAACCGTCGAGGCTCCCTCGTACCAATCGGCCACATAAATGCGACCAGATCCTAGTGTAAGCATAGTATTTCTCCTACTCTATTTCATTATTACGCCATATCGGATTATTCTCCGATATTCTAAAGACTTTGCGTTATAGGCATCGCGCTCAAGCATCTTGATGCACAAGTGCACTACTACATCTGGGCCAGACAACCGTTGTCGGTTAACCAGTTCGTCGATCCGCTTCGAGATACTGTTGAGTTCGGTTGTGCCGCTCGCCGACGCAATAAGCACATCCACTACAACTCTCTCGACCGACCTGCCGACTTCACTGTTACCATTTAGGACGGCAATCCTGACCGCCGGGGGTCTACTAGCCCCGACATGATGAATTGGATAGACCTTCTTGTCGACCGAAGTCCCAGACAACAGGCTTTGCAGCGAGTTATCTGCGCTCAGAACCGAAAAGAACGTCTCATACAATCCCTTCATACAAGAGATATTATACGACATCTCAAAGGGGGTCTAGGGCTGCGGGCCCTGCGCAGCAAGTATTTAACTTTATTCTTATTGTGTAATGAGAGAGAATACCCACATGGCAGACATTGACTACCTTACCGAATGGGCCCACTGGAGGGGTGAAATGACGACTAAACTTGGCGACGTATCTCGCCGCATTGACAACCTTGAAGAGAGCATGGAGAAGATCCACAAGACCCTGACCGAGATGCGCGAGGAGCAGATTCGGCGGGAAGCCCAGGAAACCCAGCAGAAATCTCTTATTAAATGGGCGTTCCCTGAGGGGGGTTCTGTTTTGGCCTTGTTGCTGGCCCTATATGCTGTTATCATGCAGGTGTTCGGCAAGTAGCCCGAACCTAGTATGGAGTGTGTATATGTCGATTTTGAATAAGATCTTTGGTAGCAAGAAAACCGCTAAGAAGGCTGTTAAGCCAGCCGCCAAGAAGGCAGTAAAGGCCAAGGTTGCAAAGCCTGCCGCTAAGAAGGCTGTTAAGCCTGCTGCCAAGCCTGCCGCCAAGGCAGTTGCTAAGAAGACTAAGAAGGCGTAATCCGCCCCTAATAAATCCAAAACGCACGGGAGGTTTCTATGCCCACGCGCTACTGGACTGACGCAGAGCGTAAAGATGCTTTGCACCTCGAATGGAAAGAATTCCACAAAAAGTACCCAGAGCGAGAGTTTGATTCCTACCGTATAAAGCGTGACCGTCTTCGCCGTGGCGAAACGGATCTCCAAGATGGCAGAAGATTTAATGGGGGTAACAACAAGATGCCCACACCTTCGTCAATGCAGGAATTGAAACAGATGTCCGATATTGGAGTGGTGGAGTTTAGAAAGATTGACTACGTTGCCCGCATGGGAACCGTAGAGCGCAATCGTGGCGAACTCATTGTTGCTGCGGGGGATTTCCAGTTCCCCTTTGAGGACGGCGACGTGTTCGCGTCGTTCCTTACCTTCCTGGCCTCAGAGCGGCCCGATCAGGTTGTTTTGACTGGAGACATTCTTGACCTGACTGCCGCGAGCGCATTCGACCGAGACCCTCGTCTGGGGATGTCCATCCAGGACGAGTTGCAACATTCGCACAACCGCCTTGCGGAGATCAGGGCCGCCGTCGGGAAGAATGCAAAGATTGTATTCATCTATGGGAATCATGAGGCGCGCATGAGCAAGTGGCTTGCGCGCAAGGCCCCAGAACTAGTTGGCATTACTGATACCAACGGGGTTGAAATGCTTTCGCTTTCCTCCCTGCTCAGGCTCGAGCGATTAGGGATTGAGCCAGCCGTTTACGAAGGAACGGCATTCTCTGGCCCAGAGAATTTGCGCTCGTACTATCAAATCGCTCCAGACCTCATCGCCACGCACGGAACGTACTCCAAGAACACGGGCGGTGGCGCCAGCATTATGCCGATTGTGGACGCTGCTGGCGTCTCTGTTGTTGGCGGCCACGATCACTCACAGGGCCTTGCCTTTAAGACCGTAGGCGGCTTTGCGGGAGTCGACGAGCGCAGGCTTGCTGCTATTTCTACGGGCATGATGTGCCGCAGAACCGAACTTGGCTATCTTGCTCAGCATCAGGTCAGCCGCTGGGCTGCTGGCTTTGCTGTTATCGAGCGCTTTGGCCAGGGTGCCGGAGAGTGGCAGCCAGACTTTGCATCATGGACTGGGTCGGCGCTGGTTTGGCGCGGAAGAACCTATAGGCCTAAGCCTTAGCCTATTTAGATTTTTCCTTGATAAAAGCCCTGGCGGCAGAGTTCATAATGTTTCCTATCTCAAGCCAGCACTCCCTTAACCTTTCGCTTCGACCCATTTCCTCAAGACCTATCTCAAAGAATCCCGTTCCTCCCTCGCCGTAAAATTCATTAATCTCATCAAGGTATGTTGAGTCTTTATCAAACGGCATCGACGCTTGCTGCTCCTTGGTTGAGTTGGGAGCGAATGGCGCGTACTGCCGCTGCGGCGCGGCTCCGTACCTGAAGGTAATCCTGCCGTCCCTAGAAATAAGCACGTCGCTGATTGCCCCTTCTGCCCCATCGATAGTAAGGGAGTCCTGGAGGGCGCCACTGTCGACCGGCACGCCAGCCTCTGGATATCCCTCAATGCCTTTTAGAGCCTCGTCGCGCGTAGTCTCAGCAAACCACTGGGTCATTGCGCCAGGGCCGTAGAGTGCGGTCCTCCAGGCCCTCGTCATGGCCTCTACATACTCGGGGTGATCCGCAATGTATCGGACTAGCGCCTGCCTATTTGCCCCAAGTTCCCGGACGGCGCTTGCTTTCCTGCGGATGGCCTCGGCGTATTCTTTGAGGTCTTCTGCTTGCTGGCGCATTTTAACAAGAGAGCCAAGAGATGTTTGGCGCCTACCGCGACGAAAAGATGGGGGGAGACGACGCTCCGTGCCGCTCATCTGTCGACCCTCTTTGCCCCCAAGATAAGGTGGTGGCGAAGCCCTTCCCTAATTACTTCATCAACCTGGAACTGAAGGTTGTCAGCCTCAACTAGGTCTGCAATCGTTGGTTGATTTGTTCCGGTCAAATAGGGGATAAAGAAAAGATACCTCGCCTCTGCTGCCTGGCCTGTGGACGTATAGAGTTGCGATACTGATTCTTTGCTTTCTGGCTGGTAGTGGCACTTTCCTGACCAGACAGTCGTCAACTCAACTGTAGGCGTGCCGTCTGCCGCGTGGCCTGTTTGCCCAACGCGCTTGATTGTGACCGAAGTGGTGAACCCCGGCAGGCTCATCGGACATTTACCACGACATAGTCGTCCAGTATGGCGGCCGCAGTCCCCGGGATACCACCAAATCGCACCCCAGGCTCCGGCATGTGACGCTTCATGCTCATTGATCCGACAGTTAGTTCGCTTAGCGCCCCAAGGCCCTGCTTGTCCAGTGAGTCTTCAGCAATCAGGTGAGCGGTGATAATCGCCGTTGCGTCCTTGACGTCCTCTGGAACCTCCGAATAGCCGCTGACGTAGGTCAAAACTGCCACCGGCTCAATAAGCCCAAGGTTCACAAGCACGGGGAATAGTGAGTATGTAACGGTCGCAAGGCTGGTAACCTCAAAGTAGTTCCTGTCCTTGTTTACAAAGATGTCGTTTACGGTGAATGCCGCACTCTGCTGCGCGCTAACGTTTACGGTCAGCGAAACAATTGAAACGATAGGTCGACGATACGGGTAGACCCTTCTCGTTGCTTGGCTCCACTTGTGCTTCTCTGTGTCTTGTCGCAACTGAAAAGATTGCTGAGTGTAGGAATCAACAAGGCTACTGGCAACCTTTATGAAGCGCTCCAACTTTCGGTCGCCCATGTCTGAGCCATCGGCATTAGTGAGGACGCCCATCTCGTATTCCCGGAACTGATCAACGGTGATGTAGCCCTGCTCCTGCCCACGGAATGGAGTGGACCAGGAGCCCCCGCTGCTCCCCGTGGAGTTGGATGGTCGCCAGGTGTGCCATTGCCCCACGGCAGCGGTGCTGTCAAAATAGTCATAGGCAGAAACAAGCGAAGACAGGGTAATCACAGCACCAAGGTCAACAAAAGAGCCGGTCCGGCTTGTCGCCTCGGCTGAGGTTGCCGCGCGTCCCAACTGAATGTGGGAATACGAAGCAATAGTTGTTGCGATGCTTGGAACGGGTACTGTTACTTTAATCATGGGTAAATACTATGCCAAATAGGACACCACGTCCATCCGGCTAGTGCCTGCGATGAACGTGGTGTGGCTAGTTTTGAGGCTGTTTAGCGGTTCTCGTCTGAGAACACGCGATCGATATCCCCACGGTCCTGCTTGACTTCGCGTGCGCCCATGGCAATAAGTTCCTCAAGGTGCTTGCCAAGAACATTGCACTCGTCGTTAACAAACTGGTACGTTCGGCCGTCCGAAAGCGCCACCGATGCGTCGCCGATCGGCATGTAGATTCGGTAAATCTTCTTCGGGAGGATCTGCTCCTTCGCAGCCTTTGCAATCACGCGGGAAGCAAGTGCGGCACCGGCCTCTTCAGGCTGCTGCTCCGGCCTTCGTGTCGGGTCAATGTACCGACCATTTTCGTCAATCAACTTGTCACTCATAAATACTCCTTACAAATCAAAAGGGGCCGGGCCTAAGCCCGGCCCCTTTCATTAGGACTACGCTACGACGCTATTAGGCGATCGTGACGCGGACCTTGCCGTTGAACTGTGGTCCCTTGTTGGCCAAGCCGTACATGCAGAACTGAATGTACAAGCGGGTCAGGGCACCAGCAACACCGACTGGAATCTCAAGGGTGGTAATCGCGTCGTTCCCCAGGAACGGCATCGACCAAACATCCTCGTCGATTACGTACATGTCGCGGTAGTTCGTCGTTGTACCGCTAACGGTAACAGCGTACGAACCAATTCCGTCGCCAGGGATCGCAAGCAATGGGAGCGCGCCGGCTGGCGTGGCAACGCTGCCAAGACCAAGGCCAGGGTTCGCGTTCTCACCACCGGTGAATCGCACCTGGTTGAGCAACTCGTTCGTGTAGGCAGCGTAATCCGTTGGGCTCAAAACGATGGCCGAAGGATTACCGCCGTTGTTCAGGATGCCAGCAACGGTGTCGTTGATAGCAGCCGTGTACGACGACGAGCCCTTGCTGGTGATCACGTTGCCTGCGGAGGCAGCGGATCCCAACAACTTGCGCAGACCGTCGAAGCCGTTCACGTCCCACGCGCCCAACTCCGTCGATGCACCGGCAGCCGATGAAGTCGAGGCGTTTCCCTGAAGGATCTGCTTCTGCAACTTCTTGGCAATTGCCGTTACTCCGCCTGACAACTCGGTTGCGAGGCCGTGATTACCGGCCGCGCCGCCCTGCTGAATGGCGAACTGTGACTTGAGAGAAATACCACGGCGGGTAGCAAGTACCGCGACGTTGGTGGTCTGGCGAGCGTAGACGTTCACGTCATCCGTCACCGTTCCCAACTCCGTCTGGAACACTGCATCACCGAACGAGGTCTGCTGATTGTAGGCGTGCACCAAGCCGTTTGCAGGCTCCTTGCGCATGCGCTCAAACAGCGGGAATCGCTTTACGAACAGGGCGTAGAGCATTGGCTCCAAGTCCTGGCGAATAAGTGCAGCACCGCCGCTGGCATCAAGCAACTTAGCGATCTGTGGGTTGGCAACTGCCAAGGTGTTAAGCACCTCGGACGAAGCCTGCTTACCATTCTCGCGGGAAGCCTGAATGTCGAGCATCTCGGTGATCTCGGCGGTGCCCATCTGCTTGAATCGCTTGCGCAACTCGCGCTGAAGAGCAGCACCCTCTGCTGCGTCGTATGTCTTTACAGTCGAATCGGTATCCTTACCGATTACCGCAGGGGTGTGGGAAAGAGCCTCAAGGCCCTTCTCCAGATCCTGCAACTTTTCCTTAATCTCACTCATGATTTATTTCCTTCTTTCAGTCCTGCGCTTCGAGAACGCGCTGGATATATGGATGCAGCCATGTAGCGTCGCTATGTCGCTGCTCCGTAGCCTTGCTAATCAATTTGCGCCCAACCGGTTCGGCCGACAAGCGGTCGATCACGTTCATGGCGCTCTCCAAATCCTTCTCAACCTTGGCCTTCGCGGCAGCGAGTTCGGTGATCTCCTTGCGGAGAGTCTCCACCTCCTGCTGAGCCGTCTTGGCTGCATCGAGTGCTGACTTGGCGACCTCAACGATCTTACCGATATCGTCCACGTCGGAAGACTTCTCGGCATCGTTCAGGTCTACAATGGGCTCAACGCCCTGGTCTTCGGAAGCCGGTTCGGCGACAGGCTCCTCGATAACCGCATCAATAGGCGCAGCCTCCGCAGGGGCAGCCTCAACGGCAACCTCTTCTGCAACTGGCTCCGCAGCAACTGGCTCTGCAACTGGAGCCTCGGCCTCACCCTGGAGGGGCGCACCGGTCTCTAGTGCAAGGCGGTTGCTAGTTGCCGAAGCAAGAACTTCTGCAAGAACCTCGGCAACATCAGCCTCTGAGACCTCTCGGTACTCATCAACTGCCGCGTGGGCTTCTGCGTGGATCTCTTCGGCTACTGGCTCAACGGCTGGCTCAACAGCCTCCGCTGGCTCGGCCTCAGGGGCGACCTCTGGGGTCTCCTCTGCGACCTGTGGGGCAATCTCTTCAGTCATGTTTTTCTCCAATTCAGCAGAGGTTGAATCCTCTGTCTTATTCTCTTCGTCGGCCTGCTGGCCTTCGACTTCAGCAACCTTTGCAACCACATCGTCAAAAGACTTTGTTGCGCGCAATGTCGACATCTTGTGACCAACGATTCGGTCGGTTGGCTTTTCCCCATCATAAATCCTGATCAATACTGCTGGGTCATTTTCCTCAGCATTGATAGAGATTGAAGAATCTGGAACATTGACGCTTCCCTCGCGGACGATCTTCGTGATCTTTCCACGGGCTGCGCCGCCACTCGAACCCCAAGTGACCATATCGCCAACATGGAATTCGCCGTGCGCCTTTACTGCGTTGTCAAGGTCGTGGATTATGGCGTGCTCTACTTCACTCTCTCCTGGCTTTGAGCGCAGGCTCTTAACTGCGTTGTGCAGATACGAGCGCTGATTTGCCGGGATGCCAACAACACTCGCCTCGAGAAGGCGAACCTTGTTGATGACGTAGGTATCAATGCCGCTCTTCTCGTCGCGCTTCTTGTCGGCATTCTCAACGCGGGCGCCAATAGAGAGGCCCAACTTGACGCCGCGCTTTATTGCGCGATAGGCCTGCATTGCCTGGGGATTCTCGTCCTCTGGGCAAACCTTTACGTCGATATCGAGGTCATAGACCTCTTCGCCGGTCTCTTCGTCCATGCGCTTAACGATGCGAGCATCGGTCGCAGAGCCAAAAAGGTCCTCGGGGACGTTGTAGTTGTGGTTGAGGAAGACGGTCATATTCTGCTTGGCGGTGTCCTCCATGCTCTTCAGCGCGGACATTGCCATCGCGTCACCGTGAAGGTCGCGGATGGTCGAAGAGGTGGTTCCGGATACGTAGCGGTCGCCGCTCTCGGTTTCGTAAGCCTTAAGAGTTCCGGTAAAAAGTTTAAAATCCACAGTAATCCCCCCGGGCTGCTTTGGCGACTCTAAGGGTCGCATCTACGTAAGTATCATCATCCCGTCAACCCGTAGTTGACTTGGCGGTTCGCCAACAAGGCGTCCCTGCGAAGATCATACACTCATATTGGGGCATATTACAACATCTTTCAAATATGCGGGGCTGTGTTCCACGTGAAACATCTCTAGAAGATCCCATAATCTTGCAATACTGCTACAATATGCCCATGAACGAGCCTGTATGTCCACTGTGCACAGAGATTAACCATACTGAAAACGAACTGCGTGAGATAACGCTGGCTATTAAGCGACTCCAGAAGCAGGCTGCCCCCATCTTCAAGGAGTACATGGCGAATCGCTCCGCCCACCCCAAGTGTGCAAATTGCACGATCTTGACCGGCAAGCATCACCTGGAGAAGAACGTTGTCCCAGAGCCTATGGTGCCCCGGGCGAAGGGGCAGCGGCGCTATTTAGTCTGCGACGCCTGCTATATTGACCTGCACAAGGCAAAAATGAGCGTTCCCCAGCGGAAGAAGTACAGCCTTGAAGTCAGCGCAATGATCGACCAGGAGATTGCCGACGAGGAGAGCGAATCAATCGAGGGGTCGACAGAAGAGGAGTAGCCATGGGCTACGATATTCAGGGGACGGTTGAGGTAAAGTTCACAGACGGAAACTTTGTTGTGCCACAGTGGTGGACAAGGTACCCTTGCATGCGTGCGGTAACATACGAAGATGGCAAACCAGTCGTTATGCGAACACTTGCCGAAACAAGAGATTTGATTAATCAGGACATGCTGAATGGTGTCTGGCAAGACGCTTTACGGCGACACCGAAGGGGAACTAGATAGATGGCAGACGAACGCCCCAGCCTTCTGGATCGACTACTTGGTCGAACCGAGCAGGTGGTTACTGCGCCCAAATCCGAAATCGGAATAATCCCGGACTGGGAGAACAGCCCCTACGCCCGTGCCGCAGTCGGGCAGGGCGGCGTAATGAAGCGCAGCGTTGCACAGTTGCGACGCTGGTCCAGAAACAACCCGTGGCTGCGCGCGGCAATTAACCTGCGCCGCCAGCAGGTGAGCCGTGCCCGTTGGGACATTGTGGATCTTGACGGCAACTCAAAGCCAAATCAAAAGATTGTTGACGAGTTGCGCTACATGTTCCGCCACCCAAACTCACGAGGCGATTCATTCCGTTCGTTTATTGAGCCGGTGGTTGAAGACTTGCTCGTCCTCGATCAGGGCTGTATTGAAGTTGAGTTGACGCGTGGTTCGCGCGTGGGCACAACTGGCTCGAAGAAGATTGCCAACCTGTGGCCAAAAGACGCAGGATTTATTGCGTTCGACCAAGATTGGGACGGGACGAGGAAGAACGACCCTCGCTATTTCGAACTAGATGCGACTGGCAAGATCGTTGCCGAGTACCGCAATGACGAAATGGTTGTCTTGATTCACAACCCGGTAACGTATTCGCCGCTTGGTCTTTCGCCGCTAGAAGTTCTTGCTGAGACTATTGAGGCCGACCTCGCCGCCGCTGCCTATAACTCAAAGTCCGTCATGCAGGCCGCGCCTCCGGGAATCATTGACCTCGGCGAGGGCATTCGCCCCGACCAGGTTGATCAGTTCAAGGCGTATTGGGAAGCAGAAATCGGCGGCAAGAGCATGGTTGCAATTGTTGGCGGCGGTAAGGGCGTTAAGTGGACGCCACTTGGTGCGTCAAACCGCGATATGCAATTTATGGAGTGGCAGATTTATCTGGCGCGAAAGATTTGTGCGGTGTTTGGCGTTCAGCCACAAGACATTGGTATTTCTTTTGACGTCAATCAGAGCACCGCAGAGGTTGGCGCAGCGTTTACTGCCGACAACGGCATCGCGCCACTGCTCGACCTTATCGCTGAGTACCTAACCCGCGAAATCATTTGGCGCTTTGACGAGACCCTGCGCTTTGCCTACACCGATGTTGGTCGCGCAAGTCAGTCCGCAATTGCCGAGTACTACAAGGCTGCACTTGGCGGCCTTCCGTGGCTTCGCATCAATGACGCGCTTAAGGAGCGTGGTCAGGACGGCATTGGCGAGTACGGTGACGAGATTTGGGTAATGTCGCCAAAGGGCTACATGCCAATGTCTCTCTATATTGAATATCTTGAGCAAACATTGCTTGGCGAGAAGCCAGACGAAGAGCCCGAAGGCGAAGGCCCAGATGAAGATGGCCCAGATGAAAATGGCGGCGGCGAGGGGGAACCATCCCCCGAGGACGCAACAGACCCAGAGACAATGCGTCCGGAAAACCCACAGATGGGACCGAACCAGCAACCAGCAGACCAGAAGGCCGCTGGTAGGCCTGTAATCACGTGCGACATTGATGGAACGCTAACAACGCCAAGCGGCCCAATCGAAAACACTGTTGATTTCCTGCTCGACCAGGCGGATGAGTTCGCAATCTACATTCTTACCGCACGAAGCGAAAGCAAGCGCAGTGAAACAGAGGCAATGCTAAGCAAGTTTGATGTTCCATACGATCGACTCATCATGAACGACACGGGCGAGCCGCAACCCGTGTTCAAGAAGCGCGTGATGAAAGAGTTGATGGCGAATAACGACATTGCTTTTGCGATTGAGAACGACGAGGCAGTTCTTGCCGAGTATCGAAAACTTGGCGTGAAGACAATGACTCCGGCCCAGGTTCCTGATGATCCAGAGGATGCAGAGAAGGGATTGCTTAAGTCGGTTAACCTCACCGTTCCAAATGGCGTCAAGGTTGAGGCCGCGCGTGGTCTTCTTTGGCGCAAGCAGTTTGGTCGCGGCGGTATTGGCCCAGGTCAGCGCACCGCGCGCATGCTGATTGGCAACAGGATGACAATTGCTCGCGTGAAGAAGATGAGCGCTTATCTCGCTCGCCATGAAGTAGACAAGAAGGGCGAAGGATTTAGCCCAGGAGAGCCAGGATATCCATCAGCGGGCAGGATCGCATGGGCCCTGTGGGGTGGCGATGCTGGTCAGTCTTGGACTGCCAAGGTAATGCGATCATTAGAGGCGCAAGAGCGAAAGGACTAATCAATGTCCATGGATATTGTCGTGCCGGATCGCATTAGTGATTGGGCCGAAACTTACGGTAGCGGCGCAGCCGCTGTCTGGCAGAAATATGTTGATGCAGGCATTATTTTTTCCGAACAGGTTGGTTTCACGATTGTTGTTCGCTGGGAAAAGCCGGCGGTAGGCGATGCTAATAAAACAATCATTGATGGACTTATTGCCAGTGGTCAACTTACGGCTGATCTTTGCCCAGTAACAAAGGATGGGGCTGTCTTGCGATGGTTCCCAGAAGACAGCAATGGATAAGTTGTATCATCAGCAGCCATGCTTTTGTATGCCCTGCAAAGTGCTAAACTCCTCACCATCGCCGAAGAAGGCATCTGTTAGTAAGGTGAATGATCATGCTAAGAAAACTGTTTCAAAAAAGAAAAGAAGTGCCGCAGGAAGTACCAAAACCAAGTCCTCCTGAAATTTCTGATTTGCTTGCAGGGACCGCAAAAGAATTGCACGACTTGGGGGTCAGGTACGCAGTCGTCAGCATCGCTGCGACCGAGGACAACCAAGATGTCATTGCACTAAGAACGGCATCTTTGCGCCTAGAGCGGATGTCTCGACAGTTTTCTATGAGCGCAAACCTCCTTAAGTCACGGCGCATTGACGAAGAGACGGAGTAATGTCCAGGAAGGACCCCGTAACACAAGACCTCCGCTACGCGCTCATGTCCCGAGACCGGGGGTGCGTTGGGCCTCGAATCGGGATGCCAGGGCTTTGCGGCAGCCAATTCGGCTCCGGTGGGCGTATTATTCTGGAAGTAGATCATGTAAACTCTGCTGGCTTCGGTAAGCGGGGTCCCAGCACAGAGGGAAACTGCGTTATTCTCTGTGGGTACCACCATCGGCTTAAGACGGAAGCCTCAAGAACGTGGCGGCCGTTATTAAACAATTATTTGGAGAATCAGAATGGCTAGGTTTGCGGAAGAGTTGTCGAGACTGAATTCTATATGTCAGTGGGCACAATGCCCTAATCGCGTGCGCATCAACGACAAGACTGCCGCCATCAAGAACCTTGGCCCGGTCCTCCAGTTGGGCGCCATGCAGTTGCATGTTTCGTGCGCAGAAGCGCGAAATCGCACGGGTGAACCATATCGCTCTTGACGATACGGTCGTGATACCTCATACTCATCGCCTATGGAGAACAATGAGGTCAAGCAATCGGTATTTCGGTGCATCGATTGTGGCGGCCCAAAGTCAACCGAAGTTTCTGTTCGCTGCTGGGATTGCGCCCTTATTGAGAAGAGGGGCCGGTGGCATTTATCAAGCGTAGAGCGCGCTGGGAAAATTCTTGACGCTCGCGCAGGGGGGATGACCATGTCTGAAATTGCTCGCAAGTTTGGCGTCTCCAGACAGCGTGTGTATCAAATTGTGGACGCCTCTGGGCTTCCGCTAACAAACAAAGACCGAAGGGGTGGTAAGCATGACCGATGAAATTGAGAAGACTACCGAGGAATACAAGAAAGAAGAGCAGTTCAATATTGTTGGGTTTAATTTGACGAGAGATGCCCTTGAGGGAATCGAGCCGCCCACAATTTCAGAGCCGGGAAAAAATCAAACGCTCGGGCGAGTCGTAATGGATGCTGCCCTCGCTCGGTACTTTGACGCTAATGAGGGTGACTACCTTGATCCAGTTAACCGTAAGTACATTTTTGCCGGGGCATCTATGGCGTATGTATTCTGGGCAAACCAACTGATTCCGGAAATGGGCGGGGGTATTGATGAGTAAGCAAAGCGGTTTAGACAACGTCAAGAAGCGCCAAGTTCAGCGAGAGACTACCCAAAAGGTGTGGGCTATCATTGCCGCTTCTGGCGTAAAGCGCAGATGGGTTGCGAAGCATCTGGGCATTTCATACGGGTATTTGAATCAGGTTCAGTACGGGCAGAGCCCAATGACTGATTCGCTTCGCAAGAAGTTGAGTACCTACTTGGGGCGACCCGAGTCGGAATTGTTTGTAGAGATTGAAGAGGAGGCAGAGTAATGGCATTCGATAAGAGCGCACTAAAGGATTACGTTGATGTCGCGGAGCGTATTCGCGCATGGTATGACGCATACCCAAACGGTCGCATTGAGACTCGCATCGTTGAGCACAACGAGAAGCGCGTGGTTATTGAGGCCCGCGCCTACCGTGGCGTGAAGGGTGATAACGCCCCAGACGATGAACTTGGCTTTATGGACGACCGACCCGCTGGTGTTGGCCACAGCGCCATGCAGATCCCAGGGGCAACGCCATACACCCGTGGTTCAGAGATTGAAAACTGCGAGACGTCGGCTGTCGGGCGCGCGCTCGTGATGGCAGGGCTTCCGTCTAAGCGCGTTGCGTCAGACGACGAGATTCGCGCGAAGCGAGAAGACTCCCCACGAGAGACCGACTCTGATGGCGTGATCAAGGAAACGAAGACCAAGAAGGTTGCAGCAAAGCCAACTGAGCAGGAGCAGGTTGCCGCTGACGAGTGGTCGTCAACGATTGCAAGCGCGACTTCGGTTGATGAACTGAGCAAGATTGGTCTCGACATTAGCAAGACGTCGCTTGGCGTTGATGCGCGCAAGTATCTTGCGGATGTCTACAAAGCAAAGCGTGAGGCGCTTGGCCAGTGAGTAGCACGCCGTTTCCAGACCTTGGCGGTCACGGAATCATTGAGCGCAACCCTACCTATATCAGCGTGAGTGAGTTGCGAGAGTATCTCTCGTGCCCACTTCGCTGGTGGTACAAGTACAAGATGGGTCTGTGGACTGAGCGAACGACACCGTTCTTTGCGCTTGGGACTGCAGTGCATTCCGGCTTGGCACTTTGGTATAGCAACAAGTCCAATAAGTTTACCAGCGGCAAGGCAAAGGAATTTGCGTTGCTTGGGTTTTCCGACACCTATCAGAAAGAGGCGGAGAAGGTGGACTGGTCGCTAGAGACCACGCGCAACATCTTGACGGACAGCGCGACGGGACAGGAGATGCTGGAGGCAGCAATTACTGCAGGTGATAACTGGACCCCGCACCAGGATGGCGGTATCGAGAAGACATTCATGGCCGATATCAAGCACAGCAAGTTGGGCACGCTTCCTATCCAACTAAAAGCAACGGTCGACATGTTGCTCGATAACAAGAATGTTGTTGAGCACAAGACGGCAGAGCGAAAGTGGGAGCAGGGTCGAGAGCATGGAGACATTCAGGCAACAGCCTACGCTTTGGCAGTACGCGACAACTTTGGGCATGACCCAGAAGTAACGTTCAACATCATCAGCAAGTCCGCCAAGGGCCCAAACGTTGACCGTCGCGTCACACGAAGGAGCCAAGACCAGATCGATCGCCTGTACATTCAGGTTCGATCGTTCCTTGATGCGCGCGAGAAGGGTGCGGTCTATCCGAACCCAACAGCGTTCATCCATGAGAAGTGCGAATTCCGTGCGCTATGCGACAAGTGGGAGAGCCACCCGCAGCAGTTGCCAGACTCGCGTCGCGCGCTGAAGGTTCTTCTCCCAACCCTTGCCGACAATGCGGTAAAAACGCTACAAGACCCACCGAGGATTCGATAATGTCGTCGGCGGGGTATGTTGAATTTTACGACATTGCTCCGCCAAAGTGCGAGCATGACCCATATCAAAAAGATTGCGTCTCCTGCGCGGTTCGTGTCTTAAAGATGTACTTGCCGGCAACGATGGTGCTTTCGGTTGAGTCAAAGCCCGACTTCTACCAAGCGCAGGCTTCTGATCGTGATGGATTCTTCCGAGTCGTTGCCAGCGGTTTGACACCAGCCGACGCATTGGTTAACCTCCGAAATCCATTGGCACTGATTGCATTCATGAGCAAGTCGGATGGAGGTCAAGAATAATGATGCCCGATGAGTATGGCTACCAGCCGTGCGAAGACTGCGGCGACGAAACAAGCGAGACGCTAAAGTCGGGCACGGGACTTGGGGTGTGGCGGTGCGAGAAGTGCCACAACATTGCAACATGCGGATGTGAACTTTGCATTGCGGAGGGAGGCCACTAAATTGACCGACTACAAGGACATTCCGTTCTTCCCTGAGGATCTTGTCGCAAAGGAGACTGTCCGACGTGTGTGGTGGCGCTGCTACAGCGACCTGCCGAAGCACAAGAAGTTGTGGCGACTCCCAGACAACAATGCACGCTGGGCGTGGATTACGCTTCTTTGCGCCGCATCGGAAACACACGGCGTATTTGAATCTGATCAGCACATCGAAGCCGTCGTCGGAACGCAGAACGCCAAGTGGCTTGCCGTATTCCGAAGGGTTGGACTGCTCGATGGACTTGTCGTTCACGATTGGGACGAGTGGCAGGAGACCCCACAGGACGCATCTCGTGCAGAACGACTGAAGAAGTCCGCCGCAGCGCGAGAGCGATACGATCGCCTAGAGATCAATCATGTTGACGATAGCCCCGTTCCAGTCCGAACCATGAAGGAATGGCTGGAGTACGTGGTCGGTGGGCCAAATCCGCAGGGCAGGTTGACCGAATTCATCGCGGCGCAGTTCGGCATCATTCCCGACAAGAATGATTACGGTCGCGTGGCACGACTTATCAAGTCTTATCCGGGCGGAATCCCCGCGCTCATGTCTGCGGTATGCGAGGCTGCACTACGTGATGTGAAGGGGGACTACATTGCGTACATCACCAAACTCGGTCAGGGTCGAGCCAAGTTCGGCGCCACGGTCACAACAAACACGCGAAGCGAAAGCCGGGATTCTTTCGTCGAATAACAAACACATGCAAACAATCGTCCGTCGCGGACGGACGATTGAGAATGGAGGTGAGGCATGCATGCCGAAACGACTCCGCCGCAGGCGGAAAGACGCGGAAAAATTTTAGAAAAAGTAGGGATTCCGCAGCGTCACGCTGCCTCATCCCTTTCTACCTGGATTGATCGTCCTGGCACGGAGAAAGGGCTCAATGCTGCACAGGAATGGATTACCAGCCCCCTGTCAGATCAGGGCTTCATGCTGCTGGGAACCCCAGGCACAGGCAAGACACACCTAGCGGTCGCAGCACTACGGGGTAAGACAGAGGCATGGCTTGCGGAGCAGGATGCGGAAGCGAAACGCGACATCTACTACCAGCCCTCAGCACAACCAGTCCATAAGATGCGCTTCCTCAACGTGCCGCTGTTCCTGGAGCGTCTGCGCTCACAAATGCGCTACTCGGAGGGTGAGGCATCGCAACTCTTCGAATACTGCCTCGACAAGGCATCTGTGGTCGTTCTCGACGACTTGGGGAAGGAGCGAGCGACCGATTGGGCCTCCGAAAAACTGTACGTGCTGATCGAGAGCAGGTATAGTGCCTGTAAGCCTACGATTGCTACCAGTAATCGCACGCTTGATGAATTGGATGATCTTGGCTATGGCCCAGCAATCTCTCGGCTCCAACACACATGCAGAGTCGTCCGTATGGACGCCCCCGACTATCGCCCTCGTGCGCGAGCCGCTGAGGATACGGCTGCTCGGTAGGCCCCCCTCCTGGAATGCGGCATACCGTGCGCATGGCAGCATCGTCTACAAGACACGGATTGCAAAAGACTGGAAAACCCTGATAGAATCGCTAGTGCGGGCCAGGGCGCTCGAGACACTCTGGTCCGCAAAAGAAGAGAGGACAATCGTCGACATTAGTATCAGCCTGAAGAGGCCGATGGATGCCGACAATATCCTGAAACTCACGCTTGATGCCGTTGCATCAGGTTTGGGTATTAATGATCGGTGGTTCTTGCCAAGGGTCTGGTCTCTCCAGACGCAGCAAGACACCGAATATGTAGACCTGTCGATATGGCAGGAAGGAGATCTAGGATGATTAAGGTCACACTCCTTGGGCGCGTCGGGAGCGACCCAGTACTCCGCGCAACGAAGACTGGCAAGACCGTTGCCAACTTCAGTGTTGCAGACAACCAGAAAGAGGCAGGAGAGCAGAAGACCACGTGGTACAGCGTCTCATGCTGGGATGCAAAGGCAGAAATTGCCGAGAAAATCGTCCGTAAGGGCGACTTGGTCTATGTCGAAGGCGTCCCTACGGTCTCATCGTGGACCGACAAGCAGGGCGCAGCACGCAACGAAATTTCGATTTCGTGCCGCTTCCTCCAGGTAGAGAAGCAGAAGAAGGACGGCCCTTCGCAGGAACCTGTTGGGTCGACCCAGTCTGCTAATATCAACGACGACATCGACATTCCGTTCTAGGGTCATCACGCCCTGGTCACGCTTCTGAAGTCATCACAACTTCGGAGGGAGATGTACTCAACCCCCAGGGGAAACCTTGGGGGTTGTTTTTCCCCCAAAACAGCCACAAGGAGCGCCCCATGCACCAAGACAGCCCTTCCACCCAAATCGCCGCTCTCCGTGGCTCTAAGGACCTTCTCCTGGAGTTCTGGGCCCCTTGGTGCGAGCCGTGTAAGCGCACGATGCCAGAAGTAGACCGTTTCGCAGCCCTTAACCCTCAGGTAGAGGTCGTCAAAATCAACGTGGATGTCGAGCGAGCCCTCACAAACGAGTGGGAAGTCCGCACCATTCCGATGATGGTGTACGTACCAGTAGATGGAGCCCCACGCCAGATCATTGGCTTTATCCGCGCCGAGGAAATTGCGCGAAAGATTGCCGGCTGATGCATACGGCCGTGATCGTTGCCGGCGGTGAGGCGCGTCGGTGGAAAAATTACGGTGGGGTGGCAAAGCATTTTGTAGAAATTGATGGCGAACGCCTCATTGACCGCACCATTTGCCAATCTTCCGCACTGTTTGAACGCACGGTCGCTGTTGTGCCCGAATCTAACTACGTTTCAGGGGTTGACCTGGAAATCATCGCCCCAGAAGAGACGAGAGCGCTCGAACCATGGAAGTTCCTCTCCTCAAAAGACGAGTGGAGCAGCGTTCGAACCACCCTGCTGTACGGAGACGTCTACTTCACCGATTCGGCAATAAAAAAAATTGCAGCAGCAGAAGCGAAATTAGCATTTTTGATGCGCTGGACAAAGTCAGATCGCACAGGAAAGCGATATGGCGAGATCTACGCCATCAGTTTTACTGGATCTATGCATGGGCAGATCATTGCAGCCATGGAGGACTTCACCCCAGACCTAAGTATCCCTGCACGTGCTGGGTGGCACTTGCTACATCGACTGTGGTCCGCCGCAACGATGGTTGAGATTGATGACGAGACGGAAGATTTTGATAACCCCGAGGATTACGAACGCTGGATGGTGGCTACGGGAAGAAGGGGTTGACACTCAACCCCTGCGGATTGGAGAAAAAATTTAGGTGCAGCCTTTGAAAACGCCAACCCCCCCGCCTGACTCGGCGAGGGGGTTGGGATAGTCCAGAGCCGATAACTAGCCGCGCCGCATCACGGCGAGGATGACGATCCAAGTAGCCGCGATGTAGGCGAGGGTGAGCAGTCCCTCGCCGCTCACGCCTCCACCTCGCGGAGTGCCTCGCGTACGGCTGCCGTATGAGCCGCGCACGCTGGGACTACGAGGGCTGCCGTGCGGCGCGCGCCGTAGAGTCCGTGCGTTGGCGGGTACTGCTCGGCGACGCTGACGCTGACGAGGGCGACCGCGCCCTCGCCGCACGCCGTTGCGCCGCACGAGCGAACCTGATCCGATCCGAGCCGTGTGATTGTTGCGCTCATAGTGCCTCCCGATTGTGTGCCGTAGTGAGTAGAGGGGGCGACGCGCTACGGCACGCCGCCCCCTTGCCAGAGTGAGACTGACCGCCCGACTGACCGCCCGACTGACTGCCACCATTGCGCCGTAGCGAAGAGGATGGACTGACTGCGGGACTGACTGCGGGACTGACTGCTCCCCCTGACTGCTTCACTATCTCACCCCGCCGCCCTGAATCCACCGAAGGGCGACGCACGCCGTAGGGCACGCCGAAGGGCGCGCCGAAGGCGACCCGAAGGGTGAAGAATAGGAAGATGGAAACCACGGGAAGGCGGGCATAGGTTATGCGTAAGACATAACACATAACACATAACACATAACCCATAACCCGCCAGAAACAAAAAAGGGGCGACGACCCCGAAGGATCGCCGCCCCTTGTGCTCACCGCCGACCGACGATCCACGCCATTACGACGACGACCGCGACCAGATACAACACCTCACCCACGCGCCACCGCGTAGACGAGATGCGCCGCGAAGTACGCCGCCGCCGCGACGATGCCGTACCACGCGATACGCCCGACGAGGGCGCGATTCTTGCGCTCCTGCTCCATCTCCGCATAGGTGCGAAGGCTGACGATTGTTCTCCGATTCATAGTGCCCTCTCTTTCTGCGACGACGCGCCGCCCCGAAGGGCGACGCGCCGCCGCGCTCTACTTTACAAACTCCTCGCCGTTCACAACGACCGACGAGATGCGCTCCAAGCCATAGGCGCGGTGTGAGTGCCGCTCACCCTTGCCGTAGCACGACGACCCCTCACGGGAAGCGTACGGGCAAGCCGTTGCCTCGCCGTACTCGTTCATCGCGTAGACGAGGAAGCCGAGCGACTGCGTGCCTTTCTTGGAGAGGCGTACGGGATCGCCGCCGCCCCAAGCAGGATCGGGGCGACCGCTGACGCGTACCACCGAGATCGTGCCGCCGTCTACCTCGTGCGTGCTGATTGTCTGCTGCGCGGCGAAGGTGTGCCCTTCCACCGCTTTATTCTCCGCATCGGCGGCGCGCTTGGCGAGAACCTTCTCGCTCGTTGGAAGCGTGCTCGCCACGAGGGTGAACACGCGCCCCTTCGCCGCTGCGATTGCGGCGTGGATCTGCTCTGCCGTTGCCATAGTGCGCTCTCCTTTCATACTGCGGGGAAGCCCCCCGACTCCTATACAATGCCACGCCCCTACGCTGAATCCACCGAAGCCGCCGAGGTGCTCCCCGAAGGGTGAAGCGCACGCCGAAGCGCGGCGGATTCTTTCGGATTGGATTATGGGGATACGGGTACGGGTAAGCGTATACACATAACACATAACCCATAACCCATAACACATAGCCCAGAAACACAAAGAGGCGACACCCCCGAAGGGATGCCGCCTCTTGCCGTTGCCCCTGTGTGCGCTACCTGCTCTGTGGCTCGTAGGTGTCCATCCACTCGCCGCAGAGTCGCGTGCGCTCTACTGCCTCTGCGCCCTTCGCAGTCCTGCTGCTCGTTTCTGGATCGTTAGTCCACGCGCGAACCTGCGCGATGGTGAGTCCATCGGCGACTGTTTCGCTTGGATACCGACCACCCGCAAACACGCGAACGATTCGGAAAAGCGTTTCCGTTTCGTCTAGCGATGCCCCGCAAGCGAAGCACGCGGGGGTGTCCTCGTTCACATCGGGGCTATACACGGTGTCCATCGCCTCTGTTGCGCCCTGTGTGCCATCGGCACAATCGCGGCACATCACGACCCCTGCCGTTGTGTCCACATAGCCGACCAGAACGATGCCGCTTCCTGTGTTCGTCATAGTGCGCTCCTTCCATACTGCGGAGAATCTCTCCGACTACTAAACAATGCCACACGGCAACCCCGAATCCACCGAACGACCCGAAGGGCAAGGGGAAGGGTGAAGCGTGCGACTGATTGGATTGGATTGGATTGGATTGGGTGAACGGGTACGGGTAATGGGTAATACATAACGCATAACGCATAACGCATAACCAATAACCCCCAGAAACGCAGAAGGGGCGAGCCGCCCCGCGACCCGCCCCCTCGTTGTGTGTGTGTCCTAGATCGTGCGCCCGTCGTACATCGGGAAGCCGCCATCGTTGAGCACGCGCTCAATCTTGACGATCTCCGCATCCGTGAAGCCGCGCAACTCGTCATCGTGTACCAGTACCGCATCGCCAGCCAAGCCGCCACCTGCTAGGTAGAGCGGCGCGCTCTTCGTTGCCACCGCGAACACATCGCACGCGGTGAGGTTGATACGCGGATTCTGTACGAGAAGCCCCTCCTCGTCTACCAGAAGCGCAACGGGTACGCCGCCGAGATTGCCGCGCCCGACCATCTCCACATACTGGCAACCGATCGCGTCATACATTGGCTGTAAGCCGTTCACGCCGCGCTCCGTCTTCACGATGCGATGCGTGCCATCTTCTAGCGCGCGGATTACATACATTGACCCTGCCATTTGTGTGCCTCCTTCTTTCTTCTTACGGGGAAGCCCCCCGATGAGTAGACAATGCCACACATCGGGGAGCAATCCACCGAAACCTACTTTGCCCATCGCCTACGCTTCATCTCCTCGCGGAAGCGTGCGATTGCCTCGCGCTTTGTGTATCCGTAGTAGGAGATGGATTCCAAATAACCATCAACCACGGCGGAGATAACCCACGAGCCGTTGTGCCATTGGCGCGTTGCGCTAATCGTCATAACCCCTCCTAGCGTTGGCGGCGGAGCCGAAGCCCCGCCGCCGTTGTGAGGCGAAGCCGTCGCCTAGCGGTAGTACTTCTCGCGTACTTCTTCCGCCGCGATTGCGGCGAGAGAGTCTACGAGGTAGAGGCGAATCTGCTCAACCGCGAGCAAACGGCGCTCTACGCAATGGCGTGAATCGCACGCCGCGAGAGAAGCGCAAGAGCCTTGCTCTTCGTTCTCGGTAATGTTCTTGGCGATGGCGAGAATCTGATTCTCAACCTGCGCCTCGGTGAGTACCTGCTCACCGATGAGATGGCGGTATGGCATACCAGACCTCCTCAATGTTTGAGCGGTATCGCCGCTCCCGATGAATACACAATGCCACACCCCGCGCCGCAATCCACCGAAACCCGCAACGGCACGCGGAGCCGAGCAGCAACGGCGAGGGCAGGGCGGATACGGAGCAATGGGGATACGGGTACGGATACGGGTAATGGATAACTCGTAACACATAACGCATAACCCGTAACTCATAACCGCCAGAAACAAAGAAGGGCGAGCCGCCGAAGCGACCCGCCCTTCTTTGCTACCTACTGCGCATCAACCACGCCATCACCGCAATAACGGCGACGAGGTACAGCGCCTCACTCACTTGGCTCCGCGTACTTCACGCGGCGAGCCTCAGCGATAGCGCGCTTGCGATCATCACCGCGCTTCTCGCGGCGATGCTTCTCACAACAATCACCATCAGCAGCAGGACGCTTCGTCCAACGGACGGAGTGCTCTGGGATGGCGATCTTCTCAACACCACGACGATTCATACACCCTCCTCTGTGGCTCGCGGCGACGGAGCCGAAGCCCCGCCGCCGTCCGCCGATTGTTTAGGCGACGACTTCTGTCGCCGACTCTGCGAGTTCCAGAACATCGCTCTGGTCTGCGTTGCCCTCCAACGCGGTGCGAATCTTGGCGATGATTGCGGTCAGTCGCTCGTTCTCAGCGACCACCTCAGCGACCATCTCCTCTACTGAGTCCAGAGCCTCCTGAACCTCATCAGCGTGCGACTCAGCGGAGTTCGCTGAGTCCGTTGCCGAACTGGCGTAGTCCTGAGCATCAGAAGCCTCTGATGCTGCGTCCTGCGCCGCTGACGATGCGCGCTCCGCGCTGCGGCGTGCCTCCGCTAGGATGTCCGTGAGTTTCTGTGTATCGGTCATAAGACCTCCTCACTTGGGAAGCGATCACAGCGCCTCCTCTACTTCTACAATGCCACACCCCTGTGGTGAATCCACCGAACTTCCCGACGAGGTGCGCGACGGCACGAGGTCAGGGTCAGCAGGATTGTGGAGCGGTGATACGGGAGTTCGGATACGGGTAATGGGTAATGGGTAA